ACATAAGACCTTGTTTCCGGTACATAGTCTAGTTTTGCCCTTGTAAATAGGACAAAGCTTTCAAACGTGCCCTTCTCTTTATCAATGGGAATCGACACCGTATTGCCCAAAAAGTGCTTGATCTGCGGCTCAATCCTTCGTGCATCAAGGCTTTTCAGTCCAAGAAGCTCCCTGTATTCCGCCAAAGTGAACTCCACACGGCTGCTGCTTGGGTCTCTCGGATTTATTCTTGACAAGTAAACCTCTAGCAACCGAAGTTCGCCTGCCGTATAGTCCCTGAACTTCGCCCAAACAAGGGATTTACTTTTCTCAACAAGGTTATTGTCTGATATTTTTGGCATCTGCTCACTTCCTTTAATGGTCTGAAAACAGTATATCACAAGTAGGGGGACGTGTCAACAATTTTTGTCCCCCATGACTTGTCTTTTTGTCCCCCATGTCCTCGTCATTTTGTCCCCCGTGACTTGTCAAAACGTCCCCCATGCTTTGTCATTTCGTCCCCCATATACATATTATATATTAAACAAGAAATAAACAAGAGGTTAAATATCATCGTTAAATAGGCGATGACGATAATTTTCAACAATTTCTTTGTTTTTCCATTCCAGCTTGTGGATAACTCAACCTTCCATTTGCTGAATAATGACAAACCGGAAGCAATTAGTATTATCTAACGTGTACAAAAAGTGAATGAAAAACTTTTGAGCCGGTGTTATGGGGGACGGATTGACGAGCTACTCAATTGCAAACAATAGATTTACGATAACTCGTTATTTATTTCGCGCGAATGCTGTCGATTTACAGCCTATGGGGGACGGAATGACAAGGCAAATTTGCCCGATAGGTGTACAAAAAGTGGATGAACGTGGACAAAATGTTCTTCAAAAACTGCGATAATTCGACAATCAGCGCAAAATGTTTTCTTCGTTGATGGTATAAGAATCGTTTCGCTTCATCGCCGCGGCTTCCCCACAGTCCTGTGCCTGATACAAAATCTGCATATTGGGTTGTGTTCCGTCTGGGTCTGGGTCGGTTTTGGTGGCCTGTGCCATTTCATAATGACCTGTGACGGTGCGGCAGACGGATACACGATCACGCAAAGTCGTGTGAAGGTTGGCTACCATTTCGCATAGAACGGCAAGGTAATCTGAGCCGTGATTGCCATAGACCAGATAGCACAGTAGGTCAATTTCTTGCGGATGGGTTTCTTTGATATGCTCTATCAGTGCAGCCCTCTTTCTCTCGGTGCTGGCATCGCCAGCCAGACTTTCCAATAATCCGGGATGCAAACAAGTGTCTATGTACGGCTTGGCCGCAACACCGCAGCACACAAACCATTTTATGATAGTAGAAGCATCTGGGGTCATTGTTCCTTGCTCATAACGAAAAATGGATGTCCGGCCTATACCCATTTTGTCCGCAAGCTTCTGTTGGCTAAGCCCGGATTCTGCTCTTGCCATCTCTAACGCTTTTGCCACTCGTACCCTATAATCATCCATAAATACCCCTCTTTCGACAAAACGATACAAAAGCAAAGAAATTCAACTGATATATTGTTCAAAACGTGAAACAATAATTGAAAAAATTCGCTGTTTCATTGAAACAGCGAGATGTGTTATAACTGTATTGTCAAAAAATTCCAAATAGAAAGGAAACACAAAATGAAAGAAACTGTAATCTGGAACCATGAACGTATGCCGATCATCGATGGAATGCCTGCCAGCGTTCCCGATGGGCAACCACACACACCTGAACCGTGGGAGGAAAGTTAATGAACCGAACCGTAGATGCTCTGATTATTCCATACGCTCGCAGACGGACGCTGGAGCTTGTCCTGAGCCTTTCTGGGTACGAAGCTGATAAAGATGCTTACCTCGAAGCAAAAGGCATCCTGGAACGCGCCGTAGCCGCTTTAGACGATGGGCGCGACCCGGCAGATAACATCGAACGCATTGACGGACAGCTCGTAGAGCTGTGATTGGAGGAAAGATGGATAGGCGTTGTCCCTTTTGACTTGAACGCTCGTGGCTTTCCCGATGAAAAGTAACGGATGTGAAGAAAACATTCGATTTTTGCGAAGTTGTTTAAATCGTATTGACTACACAACTGAAAGATGTATAATCGTATCAAATGAACATCTGCACTTACCGATCGGGAGGATATGCTACAATGAGCGAACAAGAAAGAGCTAAGATTGACAGGTTTATCGCATGGCTGCTGGAACATCCTGAAAAGATTCCGGCAGCGGAGCAAGCCTTAGGCCTAGAATAACAGAAAACCCCTTGCACAGAGCTACACCAGCCCGGCACAAGGGGTTTTTATTTTACCGGGTCAATCTTCACAGACTTTCATCAGCTCATTGAACCTAGAAGAATTTACGCTTACGGTTTCGGATGCCTTGTGCCCGTCCTCGTAGGTGACATAGAACGTCACGTCGGCTTTAGATTTTGCAGTAGCAGAGCCATAAATGGCTCCGGGAAGCCCACCAACAGCACCGCCGACCGCTGTGCGAACAGCAGCGCTTCCTGCTTTCTTACTAATCCCAGAAGCGACAATCTTTGCTTTTACAGGCGTTTTGTACATTTTCTGCTTTAGCTTATTTTTCTCCATAAAAAGATTGTATTCCTTTTTGCCCTTAAAGAACAAAAACAGACCAACCGCCATACAAATGATAAAGGCAGTGGTTGAATACATCAGGAGAAGAAAGGAAAACACAATGAAAGCCATTCCGAACGAGTACATAAACCTTGCACCCATGTGGCTGCTCTTATCGTTAAGAAGCTCTTCTTTGCTGTGTTTTTTCATCTTCCACCTCGATTAAAACCAGCGATTCTTTCTTTTACGGTAACGATATTTTCTGCCGTTGCCATATAGCGCACGGTCATTGCCTTTTAACAAGGCCTGCATGAACCAGAAGCAAAAGGCACATCCACACAATAGGTAATACAAAATCTTACCTCACATCTTCTCGATCAGGTTCATCAGCGCTTCACGCTGTTCCTTTGGCATAGATTCAAGCTTTTTTCTAATCCGCTCCAATGCTGCATCGACTTCACTTTGCGGCTGCTGGGGCGGGTTTTCTTTTTGTTCGCCAGTGAGAAGGTAATCCACAGTAACGTCAAAGTACTGAGCAAGCTTTACGGCGTTTTGGTTTGTCGGCTTTGCATCGTTCCCGATGCCAGCTTCCCTTCTCCAATAGCTATAAGCAGATCTTGGAACGCCTGCATCGGTTAAAGCACGAGACGGCTTTACTCCCTTTTCTTCGCATAGTTTTACGAAATTGTCAAAAAACACAAAACTTACCTCCAGTGCTTGTACAAGATGACAAAGTTCTACCACTTGAACAAAAACACTTGAAAAGTTCTACTACTTGTGCTTTAATAAAGATACCGAGTTCAATCGGTAGAACAAATTAAAAGCTTTGAACAAATAGAAGAACGTTCGATAATGTTTTTGCTTGACACCATAATATTATCACATTCTTTCAAAAAGTTCAAGTATTAGAACAAGAAAGGAGAAAAAATTTGCTTCCTAAGTGGACAGGCGATGTTGTAGGAACGCTTCATGTTCACAATATCGAAATCAGAGAGCTTGCTGCAAAAATGGGATGCGCACCGGAATACTTGGGAAAAATCCTGAACGGTAAGCGTGAGCCTAAAAATGCGGAAGCTAAGGTGAAAGAAGCTCTGAATGAGCTTGTAAAGGAAAGAGAGCAAAAATGAGAGAAATCGTGCTATCCATGCAAAGCGGCGAACCGGTAGCATCTAGCCGCCAGATTGCCGAGAACTTTGAAAAGCGTCACGATCATGTGATGCGTGACATCGATGCAATCAAAAAAGATGTCCCCAATTTTGGGGAGATGTTCTTTGAAACCACCGTGCCGGACAGCTACGGCAGGGAACAGAGGGCTTACCTGATGAACCGTGATGGTTTTACCCTGCTGGCTATGGGGTTTACCGGAAAGGCTGCTCTTGAGTGGAAGCTCAAGTACATTGCAGCGTTCAACGAAATGGAGAAGAAGCTGGCTGAACAGCCGAAGATTACCCGCTCGCAGCTCCTTGCAACTGCGCTGATCGCAGCGCACGAAGAGCTGGAAGAGAAGGACAAGCAGATTGAAACCATGAAGCCGAAAGCGCTTTTCGCTGACGCTGTGAGCGCAAGCAACCAAAGCATTCTTGTTGGTGAGATGGCAAAGCTGCTGTCGCAGAACGGCATCCAGATGGGGCAGAACCGCCTGTTCCAGTGGATGCGTGAGAACGGATACCTGATTAAAGACAAGAAGCGGACAGACTACAATATGCCGACCCAGAAGTCTATGGAACTTCGCTTGTTTGAAATCAAGGAAACATCCATTGCGCATTCCGATGGGCACACTTCTATCAATAAGACCCCTAAGGTTACGGGTATCGGTCAGGTCTATTTCGTTAATCTCTTCTTAAAGACGGAGAAGAACCAGAAAGCGGAGGGATGAACATGGAACAGATTATCACCTTAAAGGTAGATCTTGAATACCCGGAAGAAGCCAAGTTTGCCATCGACGCTGCGGCCAAGGCCTACTCGGATTTCAAGCGTGAACAATCGGCAAGGCGCTTCGTTGAAAATGGCTGTACGCCGGAAGATGCAGAGAAAATCGCAAAGTTCATCCAGTTTCTTGACCAGTGTTTTTCTGAACACAATGAAAGAGCCTTAAGAAAGGCAAGTGAGCTGGATGGAGATTAAATACTGTGAGTGCTGCGGCCTGTATCTTGGCATGGTCAGGCCGACAAGACGATATTGCAAAGAATGTGCAATATTGGTTCAAAAAGAAAAGCAGGCTGAACGTCGCTCTCCGTATGGTGTTGTTCCGTGCGAATGGTGCAAAAGGCCGATGCGCAAAGCGTATAAGTATCAAAAATATCATAAGAAATGTGCAAACGCCGCTAAGCGAAAAAAGACCGCAGACTGGTGGAAGGAACACCCAGACTACATTAGAGCTTCTTCCGATGAATCTAGACAGGAAGGAAATACAACGAAAGAAAAGCCGAAGTACAGCCTTAAACAGGTAAATGACAAGGCGAAAGAACTTGGAATGAGTTATGGGCATTACAGCGACTTGCTTTTACAAGGAAAGGTAGACCCTCCAGATGAACGGTAAATATTACGGTAAGCGGGAAATCCGGTGGCACAGCCGTGAGAAAGACCGGCTGGAACACATACATAATAGAAAGGACAAAGATGAAAGCACTTGTAGAAATCGTCCTGATCTGGGGAATCGTCTTAGCACTGGTTCTCGCAGCGTTTCTGCTGAACTTCTGGTTGATTCACAGGATTGACCTTCTGGTTGGCGTAAACGCAACGCGTGCAATCATTGGCATTGGCGCTCTGATGGCAACCATCTGGATTTTCGGGCATTCAATGAAAAGCTAAGGAGAAAACAGATGACACTGAAAGCAGCGCTTAAAAAACGAAACATGAGCGCTCTTGAGCTTATTCACAGGAGCGGGTTGTCCGAGCAAACAGTTTACAACATCACTAGTCCGAACAAAGAACCGTACAAGACTGGCGTTAAAACTGAAACGCTTGCAAAGATAGCACAGGTTCTGAACGCAACAATCGTGATAAACGAAAGCAAACCGTTTATGTTTGACATCATTTTAAACTAAGGAGAACCAATGAAAACTTTGAAAGGGATGGCGCTGTCCATGCTCGGTCTGGTCGCAGCTATCGCAGCAGTTGGCTGCGGCGATGCAATTCAAGGCTGCCAGACCACAGCGCAGATGCTTGGCTGGGTGATCGTGTCCTGCGGGTTTCTCGCAACGGCTATCTTGCTGTGGGCGTTGGCAGTCAGCGAGGAGATGGACGAACGCAGCGAGCAAGAATGCCGCAAAATCAAGCGTGTTGCTCACCACACCAACGAGTGGAGGGATGCACGATGAAATGCCCAATGTGCGGCAGTGGCAACATTACAACGGTTGATAGCCGGTCTGACCACGATAGCATCGTTCGCCGCAAGAAGTGCATTGCCTGTAACCATCGGTGGTCTACCATCGAAATTGACAAAGACCAGTGGTACAGCGCGCTGCAAATCAAAGAGGAACGCAAGAGAGGGAGACCAAAAGATGATTAACCTTGATAGATTCGGTGGTGTAACCGAGCCGGAGGACGGCGTGTACTTTATGACCAACGAACAGATGGCAGAAGCAAAAGAAGCTGACCGGCTGGCTGAGATTGAGGACTTGCAGTCTGAAATTGAGGACAGGGAAGCGGAGCTGAAAGATCTCCGTGCACAACTGGCAAAACTGATGGCTAGTTGATTTTTTACAGCCATATTAAGCCAAAGTATTAATAATGAAGCCTAATGAAGCCGAAGAAAGGAGGACGATTCCATGACCGATAAGGAACTTGTCGAGTATCTTTGCAAATGGTTTTATGTTGATTCTGGCGGTACGCTACACAGAAAAGACAGGAAAAACAGTGCAGGAAGCTACGATAAAGACGGTTATTTGATTGTAAAAATCAAAGGAAAACAATACAAAGCACACCGCCTTGTGTACGCACTTCATTATGGGCTAATGCCTATTGGAGTAATCGATCATATCAATGGAATCAGGACAGACAACAGGATTGAGAATCTTCGCTGCGTAACCCAAGCTGATAATGTTGCAAATACTGTTCAGGCCAGAAACGCTTTAACTGGCGAGTACGGAATCTACGAAGACCGTTCAACGAAAGGTTTGAAACGCAGATATTCGTTCCACTTTAGCGGAAAAACATACCGATTCAAGACCATAGAAGAAGCTAAGAAAGCAAAAGATGCTTTATGGAAGGAGAAATATGGAAACACTTGTGAAGCTTTCCAAAATTCAAGGCGAGCTGAAAGCCCCAAAAAGCCAGCGCAATTCTTTTGGTAAGTACAATTACCGCAGTTGCGAAGACATTCTGGAAGCAGTAAAACCCCTCCTTGCGAAATACGGAGCCTGTCTTGTTCTTGAAGACGAGCCTGTACAGAGTGGCGAGTACCACTATATCAAAGCGACTGCAACAATCTACGATTCGGAGACCGGAGACAAAATATCTAACACGGCATACGCCAGAGAGCCAAAGCAGCAATCTGGTATGTCAGATTCCCAACTTACCGGCACTGCAAGCAGCTACGCCAGAAAGTACGCTCTGAACGGTTTGTTTTGCATTGACGATACAAAGGACGCTGACACGGACGAGTACCAGAAACAGACCACAAGCAGGTCAAACAAGCCTGCGCAGAAGCAAATGGAAGCGGAAACCATCCCCCCATGCGCTTGCTGCGGAAAGCAGTTGCAGCCTATTCAGTACAACAACCGCACAGTCACTCCGCTGGAAACTGCAAGAAGCACGAAGAAACGCTTTGGGCGCGTCCTGTGTTGGGACTGTGCTCAGAAACAGCCGAAGGAGGGCTAAACAATGCTCAACTCTATCGCAATTCAGGGGCGTCTGGTTCACACGCCTGAAGCTAAGGTCACGAAGTCTGGAAAGGATGTTTGCACGTTCAGCATTGCCTGCGACCGTCAGAGTGGCGGCCAGAAGGAAACCGATTTCTTTAACTGCACCGCATTTGGCAATACGGCGCTGTTTGTTTCCAAGTGGTTCCAGAAGGGTAGCCTAATTCTGGTGACTGGCAGCATCCAGACCCGGAAGTATACCGACAAGCAGGGAAGCAACCGCACCGCAACGGAAATCATGGCGAACAAGGTTGACTTCTGCGGTGGCAAGTCTGACAGCAAACCCGCCGATCGGGCGCAGGATGCACCACAGAACTATTCGCAGGGAAACGCAGATGACTTCTCTGTGATTGACGATTCATCGGATTTGCCCTTTTAGAACATAAACCCTGACCACCTACCTTATATAAGAGCTGTGCTATCTGGCTGGACGGGCGTTTGGAAATATGAAGCACTTGGGCGACATCACAAAGATTCACGGCGACAAGATAGAGCCTGTGGATTGCATCACGTTCGGTAGCCCATGTCAGGACTTGTCCATTGCTGGACGCAGGGCTGGACTTGCCGGAGAACGCTCCGGGCTATTCATAGAAGCGGTTCGAATCATAAAAGAAATGAGGTCAAGCACAAATGGACTGTATCCAACTTTCGCTGTTTGGGAAAACGTACCAGGAGCATTCAGTTCCAACGGAGGAGAAGATTTCAGAGCCGTGCTGGAAGAACTTGCCCGCATTGAACAGCCAGACGTTTCAATTCCTCGACCTTCGGGTAGGGGCAGATGGAGCAAAGCCGGAGCAATCGCCGGAAACGGATGGAGTTTGGCTTGGAGACAGCTCGACGATCAATATTGGGGAGTGCCCCAACGCCGAAAGAGAATCGCTCTTGTCGCAGATTTTAGAGGACAACGTGCCGCAGAAATACTATTTGAGCGCACGAGCCTGTCAGGGAATCCTGACGAGAGCATCAAGACGTGGGAAGCCACTCCCGGACATTCTCAGGCAAGCCATTCTGGATGTGATCGAGCAATCGAGAAAGCCATCTATGACGCAAGAGGAAACGGCGATGGCAGAACTTGTCCAACCATACAAGGCACTCGGAAACAGCATTGCTCTACCGCAGTGGTTCTGGATTGCACAGAAGATGAAGCCCTATTTAAGTACAAATGCCATGTTGGGCAGTCTGTTCGATGGCATAGGCGGCTTCCCACTTGTCTGGCAAAAGACCTATGGAAACGGTACGGCACGATGGGCTTCCGAAATCGAAGAGTTTCCCATTGCCGTTACAAAAAGGAGATTCGGCGAAGAATGATTACCTGTTGTCTCAACTGCACATCACGCCACCAAGCCTGTCACGACACCTGCGAGAAGTACAAGGCAGAGAAGAAAGACTTTGAGGAGCGCAAGGCGTTCGTGCATGAGCTGAACCACCGCCAGAGCGTGTACCGCAGAAATTACGAGGACAAGCACCGGGAACGTGGCAAGAAGCGGTTTCTCGGAAGTGAATTTAGAGGTGAACGAGGATGAGCAAGGCAGTGCTTATTAGCATCAATCCAAAATGGTGTAAGAAAATAGCAAACTTGCGTAAAACCGTAGAAATTCGCAAAACTGCTCCGAAAATAGAAGTTCCTTTCAAATGTTACATTTACTGCACCAAAGCACCGAAAAAACTAATCACGATTTTTAGAGACGGCGAAGAATCGTATGACGGAGAAATCTATCATGGAAAGACCAAGTTTATCACATGGGATGGCATTGGTGTACCAGATGATATAGACAGTGCTATGCAGATGGTTATTGGCGAATTCGTCTGTAATAAAATCGACCGGATGACCCACATTGGAACAATGAGTGGTGGAAAATCTTACGAGTTGTACGTTGAATCCCCTGATTTGGAGTATGAATACGCTGATGAATTACTTCAAGCGGCTTGCATGACCAAAGCGGAGGCAGAAAAGTATCTCAAAGGCAGTGATGGCTATGGCTGGCATATTTCAGATTTGAAAATTTATGACAGACCCAGAAGCCTTGACGAGTTTTCGAGATTTGGTTTTTGGGGAATGAACGGAACCGGAGTTTGCGGAAATTATGGTTGCGAAAATTACGGACCGTCCGACAGTTATATGATACCACCGACTTGCAAAATTAACGGATGTTCGGTTTGCCGCCCGCCTCAAAGCTGGTGCTATGTCGAGGATTTTTGCGAATGAACACCGGCAAGCAGTTTGAAGCGGACTTCAAAGCGTCCGTGCCAAAGGATGCGTGGTGCTACCGCCTGAAAGACAGTGCTGCCACCTACTACGGTGGCAACGAGAACCTGTCCTTTTCCATCGACAACATCTGCGATTTCCTTGTGTACCGATACCCGATGAACCACCTGTTTGAACTGAAAACCATCGAAACGCCCTCTATCCCTCTGGAAAAGGTTTTCGGTAAGTACGACAAGGCAAAATGCAAATACCGCAAGGAAAAGCACATCACTGACATGGTGGAAGCAATGAGGTACGGCGGTCAGACCGCCCATTTGATAGTCAATTACCGGGCGGTCAGCCGCACCTTTGCAATCCCTGCCAACAAGGTTCTGGCGTTCCGATACAATGAGAGCCGCAAGAGCATCCCTTGGCAATGGGCAGAGCAAGAGGGGATAGAGGTCAAAGCAAAAAGGCTGCGTGTCCATTGGCGGTATGACGTGGACGGGTTGCTAAAGAGATTGGAGGAAAAGAATGCCAAATTGGTGTGAAGGAAAACTCAAAGTCCGTGGGAATCCAGAAAACATCGTGCGCTGGTTTACGGATTGCGTGACTGTTTATGACCGCCCCTATTTCGACAAAAACAAGTTTCCGAATGGAGAGTGGGTCTACAACAAAATCCATGATGGAGCATTGCTTTCTTACGATGATGAGACATTCTACATCAACGTGAAAGACACCGCTTACATCGAGGGTACTATGAAGAACTTCGTCGAAAAGTTCTGCACTGAACAGATTGCTGATGGCGACAACGCAATTCTTGTTCTTCCTGTAATGGCTGCATGGTCGATGGAGCCTGAGCCATACGAAGAAATGTCTAAAAAGTATAGGTTGGATTTCAGATTCTATGGATTTGAAAGCAGTGGATGCGTAAATCAGGAGATGGAAGTCATTGAAGGTAAAACAACCATCAACCGTGAAATTCGATTTGATGATTACCGTTGGGAATGCGAAGACCCGCTAATGGGAGGTTGAAAACATGGAAATTGAAGTTGCAATTTGCGACCGATGCGGCGAGTGCTTTTCGTGGCATGGTGAAGCAAACGGAATCCGAAAAGTAAAAATCAAAGAACGCGGCTATGAATGTTCGCCAGATAGGTCGTTCGTTCTTTGCCCCTCTTGCATGGCTGCACTCAACGACTGGCTGAAAGGAGAGCAGAAGTGAGTAAGAAAGTTTCAGACATCCTGCCCAAGACCGAAATCTTGGCGCAGTTGGCAGAAGAAGCATCCGAACTGGCACAGGCTGCATTGAAGCTGCGCCGGGCGCTGGATAGCACGAACCCGACACCGAAGAGTGTTGCGGAGTGCGAAGGAAATTTGATGGAAGAATTTGCGGACACAAGTAACGCAATCGATGCTTTATGCGATGCTTGGTTTGGAGATGACCTCGATTCCGAATGCGAATTTTGGAACGCAAAGTATGAAATTGAAGCCACTAAATACAAACGCTGGCTCTCTCGCCTTGAAGCAAAGGAGAATAAAAATGGCTGAATATCATGTTGGGTGTGGGATGTTTGGAAACATCTATGCAGGAACGATGGCACCGCCTCGAAAAGATGGCTTGAAGATGTGGCGCAACAAGTCAGATGTGACCGATGAAGCGATTACGGCGGTCATGGGGCATTTTATCACGGAAATGATGCGTAACAACAAGACCGAAATTCAAAAGGCATGGGAAGTCCGTGGTGGCAAAACGCTGAAAGTCACGTTTGAACTTTCCACCGACAAGGAGCAGCCAGATGAATAAGCATGGAAACCGCCCATCGTCTGGCAAACAGGCGATGTCAGCCAACCTCCGCAAAATCGCACGGCAGAACCAGTTGTACGGCTTCCGCATGGCTCTGGATGGCGTTGCCGCCACATGGGGCGCACTGATTCAGAACCTTCGGTGCGATGCAGACCTGACCGATGAACAGGTGCAGAAGCTTATCCGCATTGGTGACAGATACTGGGATATGGTCGGCAAGTTCAAAGAAGAGGACATGACCCCTGACGAGTTTGCAGATTATATCACTGCAAAGTCGGAGCAGGTCGAAAAAGAGCTGAAAGAAAGGTGGAGCTAATGGATGAAAGATGACAACATCAGCGGTCAGTTGAGCATGGACGATTTGATGGAGGATAACAATGGCATTGTTGAACCATGAAGAAACGATTGCGTTTTTGACACAAAAGGAAATTCAAGACGCTTTCTGGATGCGACCGCAGAAACGGTGCGTGACAAGTGTAAAGTTTAAGTGCGATTCGTGTTGGACTGAAACGCAGATTACAGACCCTCGATTCGCAACGGAAGTGATGAAAAAGAATCCAGAAAGTCCAAAATGCCCGATTTGTGGCGAAACAATGAGATGCATAAGTTGCGATGTAACAGTGAGGGATTAGTATGTTTGAATTTGCAACTCGCTGGCTGGTCTGCCTAGTCCTGCTGGCGGTAGTAGTTCAGTCCGAACGGACAATCAAGGACATGGCAGACAACCTATTTGAAAAACAGCAGGCAATGCTCGTCTGGCTGTTCGTCAACGTGTGTCTGGCCGTTTGTACGGCAGTTGTGATGGGGTGGAAATGATGGACAACGAACTTTACTGCCCGATGAAGTTAACCAGCAATCCGCTTGGTCGGTGCGTATGCGAGAAAGAAAAGTGCGCTTGGTGGCGATAGTTGGACAACTGCTGTTCCGTCTGGTGGATTGCACGGGAACTGAGAAACATCGAAACGAAGATGAAGAAGTGAGAGTATGAACGAGTGGATTAGCGTAAACGATTCGCAACCAAAAAAAGATGGAATCTACTTTGTTGTATATAAGTTTTTGGATTTGAACGATTGCGTTTCAACAAGAGAATTTAGAGACGGTAAGTGGATAGAAGAGGTTGGACATGAAGAGGTTAGGTTCTGGATGCCGATTCCAAAACTGCCAAAGGAGGTCTGATACATGGCAACACCCCCGAAGCGCGGTCGTGGCAGACCGCCGCTGACCGAAGCTGAAAAGAAAAAGCGTGAGAAGCGGGCGCAAAAGGCGAAAGAAGAAGCCGCTGCGAAGCGTGAGAAAGAACGTGAAAAGAAGAAACAACAGATGCTTAACAAACGGAAATCTATCCGTTCACAGGTGAGTAAAAAGGTGAAAGAACAGCAAGAGTTAGCTATCGAGAAATCGAAGATGATGAACACAGGCGATTTGCAGTCAAGAATCGGCAATGAAGAGGACAAGAAAGTTGTCGGCATGATTGCGGCAAAGTATTTTGGTGACCTTCCGAGCGTGGACATGAACAACCCCATTGAAGTACAGCAACGCCTTGATTTCTTCTTTGACGCTTGCATCGAAGCCAGAATCTCCCCTGTGGTGGAATGGATTGCACTGGTGCTGGGCATCGAATGGCCTAGCCTGAGACAGATTATGACAGGTAAACGCCGTGACGACAGCTTGCAGCAGAAATATATCTTGAAGCTGATTCTGCAAATGCAGTCCATGTGGGCGTACAACGGTATGTACGGTCAGGAAAACCCGGCAGAGTGGATTTTCCGAGCCAAGAACTACTTTGGTATGCGTGACAACGTGGAAGTTACCGTTGCACCGCCTGAACAACCGTTGGGCGATGCCCAGAGCGCAGAACAGCTGGCTCAGAAGTACCAGACGGCGCTACCGAAAGGGATTGACGTGGAATACAAAGAGGTGATCGAGGATGACTAACGGCGATTTTATCCGTTCCATGACGGACGAAGATATTACAGAAAACTTTACGCCGGGCATCTGCGAGCTTATCAAGTATCGTGACCCAGAGCGTTGCCAAAACCGAGAGCATTGCTTTCATTGCGTCAAGGACTGGCTGAAAGAGGAAAACAAAATCATGGTGAGGGCTGACCAATGGGAAAATTGATTGACTTCTCCGACCCGTGCCTACGCACGTTCCTGCCTGTTCTCTTGCAAGACCACACGACAGGAAAGAACATCATCTGGGCGACAGACCCGCCGCCTGAACTGGGCGTTGGCTTTGCAGATGAAATCACACTGGAACAGTTGGACAAAGTTCAGCTTGGCCCTCGTGTGCAGAAACGGCTTGCAGACCAGAAGAAGCGCACCAGCAAAAAAGCAGAGGTGTTTACGCCGACTTGGGTTTGTAAGAAGATGACAGACGTTGCAGAAAACGACCTAAAAGGCGAGGGCTGGAAGGAGTACATCAACAAGACTTGTCTTGAAGTCACATGTGGAGAAGCACCATTTCTCACAAGTCGATACGACACCACCACAGGGCAGATGATCGCCGTTCCTGACAGAATCGGTCTGCTGGATAGGAAGCTAAATGTGCTAACCGAGCAGTTCCATGACTACGATATGTGGATGTGCTGGGCAATTAACGCCTACGCATCGACATACGGCTATGAGTGGCAGGGAGACAATCTCTTGCTGGCACGGTGCAACTTGTTCCTAACGCTGGTTGAGAATTTCAGGTATCGGTTTGATGCTAAAAGGTTGGGAATCGGCTGTATGCCTATGTTCCTTGACTGTATCGCAGACATCATCTCATGGAACGTCTGGCAGATGGATAGGTTGAAAAAGACCGTGCCCGGCACGAACATTCCGTGCAAAATCAAAGACTGGAAAGCCTACAAAGAAATCCTGTTTAAGGATGTTGAGGAGGATGACTAACATGGGACTGTACAAAGTGCCTGTTGAATGGAGAGAACGTGGATATTTACTTGTTCACGCTTCTACTCAAAAAGAAGCAGCGAAAGTCGCAATGAATGGTCTCGACATATACCCTTTGCATAACCAGCCGATTGGTGGAAGCCTTAAACTTGCATTTCCAGAAGGCTCCGAGACTGAATATATTGCAAGGGTGGCGCCGGGTTTTGAGGAGGACGACTAATGCAAACTGACAGAGGAATCTACCACAAGCGAGTATGTGACCGCTGCGGAGCAGTTCTGGGCGGCAGGATGATGAACTCTGACGAATACTTCAAGGACTGGGCGTGGCGTAGGGACACAGGCGACCTGTGCCCGGAGTGCTATGCAGAGTATAAGCGAGTGATCGGGCGGTTCAACAGGGGAGAAAGAGGACAAAGAAGATGAGGGATTACAGAATCTACCGATGCAAGCGGTGCGGTCAAGAAATCATTGCAAAGGACATTGAAGTGCTTAGAACTGGACAACTTAAGCGCGTTTTGTCAGCAGAAAGCATTATGCTGTTTGCATTTGAAAGCTTTTGGATTCACCACTGCCAGAATAACAGCATTGGCGTTTGTGAGCTGATAGGATGGGAGGCGAAAGAATGAAAAGATGTTCCGTTTGGCGTTGCAAGCAATGTGGTATGGTTATCTACAACGCAGAGAGCGCAAAAATCTATGATAATACCTTTGACGAACTTTTTAGTTCGAATACTGTTTGCAACAACCTTACAGGGTTCGATTTGCCAACCGTTAAATATACGCATCGTTGTGACTCTCAAACAATTGGATTGTGTGAGTTTATCGGTTGGAGGAAGCAAGAATGATTTACTGCACCACCGAACATTGCTCTTGCATGGGCATCAAACAGTTTTCTTCTGGCAAGGCTATCCGATGCACAGTAGAATCCTGCAAGAACAAATCTGAGCCGTCCTGTGTCTCTTGCAAATGGTACGCAGAGCCGGAGGACGTGTGCGTAAACGACCAGTCAGAACACGTTGCAGACTTCGTGTGGGACGAACGTGGCTGCAAAGAATGGGAGAAGAAAGATGAGCTATGATATTTCACTGTGCGACCCAGTAACGCATAAACCGCTCAAAGCAGATAGTACGCATTTTATCGCTGGTGGTATGCGCGCTATGGGCGGAACGAAAGAACTGTGGCTCAACGTCACCTATAATTACGGTCACTTCTATTATCAACCGGAAGTGTTTGGTGAGAACGGCATCCGCTCCATCTATGGCAAAACAGGCGCAGAAAGCATTCCGATGCTTGAAAAGGCCATCTCCGCATTAGGTGACGATGTAGACGACAGCAACTACTGGAACGCCACAGAAGGCAATGCAAAGCGTGCGCTGTACGGACTGCTGGCATTTGCAAAGATGTGGCCTGATGGTGTGTGGGACGGAGATTGAAGGGAGAAAGGGCAATGCCGATATATGAAGTTGCTTTAGGCATCGTTTTGACAACGATGGTGGGGATATTGTTTGTATCTCCCATTTATCTGTTTGAACGATATATCCTTTGGGACACTTTGGATGAATATATTGACAGCACTGTTATCAAGGTTGTTACTTGTGCGGTTATCAATGTTGCTATTTTCTTAATTGGATATGTAGTCGTTCTTGCTACTGCGGGGTATAAAAATGGCTAACACACTTTGGCATCCAGCAAGCGAACCGCCACGAGAGCGAACGCAGCCTTTGTTGCTTGCGACCAAGACAACGTGGCGTGATAAAGATGGAAAAATGTTGCAAGGAATCTCGCCGACAGCGTACTTTCTTGGCTGTTACGCAGACGGTCAGTTCTGGGATGAGATAGGCGAGAGACTGCCGGAAGATGTGACGGTGACGCATTGGATGACGTTCCCGATGGTGTGAGGTGATGAGTATGAACAATTGGATTAGTGTCAAGGATAGATTGCCCGATGTTCCAAAAAACGATTTTGCCAGCGATTATGTTCTGGTTCACGACAAAAAAGCTGGTGACTGGGTAGCCTATTATGATGCAAACGGTGGTTGGTGTGAAGCAAGAGAGTGCATCCCATTCAAAAATGTTACACATTGGATGCCTATGCCTGAACCGCCTACGGAGGACTAAATATGGATGGATTTGAAGCATTAACAGAAGCGATGAACCGATGCGCTGCATCACTTGAACAGCTTGCAAATGCTATCAGACAGTCCGAAACGCAGTGCGGTTACATCAAGCAGAAGCACAATCGGCCTGTATACCGTAAAGGCGCAAAGCTATCTGAAGGATGCAAACGAATTATGAGAACGAGAGAGGGATTTAGAAAGTGAAAAAACTTAAATTTCCTGAAGATTTCTTTGCGTACGACAACCCGGACTGCCCCGATAAGGATATTGAAAAAGCCGTGAACAGGATGAAGAACTGGATGAAGGGTGAGACCTACAAGAGCAACCCTTGGTTCTTTATGGCTGCTGGCAACTATCTGATTGTCGGTCTGATTGCTGAGGATGGACAAAAAACAATCTATGTTGCACGGCAGTATTATGAGATAGTCAACATTCCGGGCGAAGGTTGGCTGCGTGAATCTGACGCTGAGTGCCCGGTGTAAGGAGGATTAAGGATGGAAGAACTTAAGAGATGCCCGTTCTGCGGCGGAAAAGTTGCCATTGCCGAAACAGGCGACTATTTGACAAGATGGATGTCTATAACAAGAGGAAACGGCAAGAATGGATGCAAGTGCCGGGTATTCATGGAAAGTAAGCTATACAACTCTGATTACTCCGAAGCCGATAAAGAAAAGATTAAAAAAGACCTTATCGAAGCATGGAACAAACGCTACAAAGAGGATTGAGCATGGACAAAAAACGAGACAGCTTTACATTCCAACGATACTACTTTGAAGCCATCTCCACACTCAAAAGTAAAGAGAAGTTGGAACTCTACGATGCAATCTGTGCATACGTTTTTGAAGAAAAAGACGCAACTTTGAACTCAAAAAAGGCAGAATCTTGTTTCATTTTGATTAAACATCTGCTCGATAAAGAGCAGAAAAGAAGCGATATTGCGTCAAAAGGATGGTCTACACGAAAGTCGGCTCATCCTCATGTCATAAATGAGATGAAAGTCAACTCATCTATGAGTTCAAAGTCAGATGACAATGAGCCCATTGTATCAACTGACAGTCAGATGAACGTCAAGACCCTGCCGGAGAGTGCAGTCAAAAAGAAACCTGACATCTTCTCCGACTTTGCTCATGGCGATAAAGCCCTTCTGGAATCCCTGCGAGAGTTCGCACAGATGCGTACAAGAATCAAGAAGCCTATGACAGACCGGGCAAAACAGATGCTCTGCAACAAGCTGGAAAAGTTTGATCGGCATGACTGGAAAGCCATTCTCGACCAGAGCATATATGCCGGATGGCAGGACATTTACGTATTGAAACAGGATGACCAGTACGAGCAAAGTACGGAGATGGAGTTTCCTAGACTATGACAATGGACGTTCAAACGGTATTTATCGGCGCGCTGATGCTCTGCAAGCCGGGCGTTGTGGATGAAATCATACCAGACCTTGAACTTGACTTGTTCAGACCTGAGCTGAGAGACGCTTTCGCGGCTGTTCAGGGCTATTGGACGGCTAGGGGTAAGATAGATATAGTCGAGATAAACACGCAGCATCCAGACGTAGCGCAGACGCTCTTGGGGTGTGTACAAACCTGTGAATCAGAGTGTGTACGAATTGACGGGGAGCAGATGCAGCGTTGGGTACAGCTTATCAGAGAACAAGCTGCACTCGCTCGCGTGCAAGGCCTGGCATTCCAGATGGCCAGCGAGCTTACCGACTATTCTGATCTATCAGACATTTACCAGCAGATGGGCGAGGCGATGAGCCTGAAAGCTGAGGAAGAAGATGCGTGGACATACGAGGATGTGCTGAACGACTATGTGCTTCACATGGACGATAAGCCTGTGTACATCAAGACAGGCCTAGAGCGTCTGGATGAAGCGCTGCACATTTCACCGGGTGATTTTATTATCATCGGCGGCAGACCGTCTGCGGGCAAGACAGCCCTGTCCTTGCAAATAGCAGCAAGCATGGCAAAGCAAAACTACACCGTGTACTATTTCAGCTTGGAAACCAGCAAACGCAAGCTGGGCGCACGTCTGATGGCTAATCAGATATACTGCCCTCTGGACACGGTGAAAAATAAGGCGGTCAGCTTGAATGAGATTGACGGACAGGCAAAGAACATGAAGATGCCCTTATATATCCGCTCTGCTGCAGGAAAGAACGTGGCGTGGATGAAGGCTCAGGCTCTCCGTAAAAAGGCTCAGGTCATCTTCGTAGACTATCTTCAACTCATCCACGAAACAGGCGCAAAGGACAGATATGCCGCCATTACAGCTATATCCATTGCCCTGCACGAACTGGCACAGACCACAGGCATTGTCGTGGTGGCACTGGCGCAGCTTAATCGAAACCCATCCAAGCCCGGAGCAACGCCTACTAACTCCGACTTGCGAGAGAGCGGACAGATTGAACAGGACGCAGATGCAATCATCCTTCTGTCCGGCGATAACCCCGACAAGTACCTGTTCCGGCTGAGCAAGAACAAGGAAGGCGAGATAGGAGACCTTCCCATCACGTTTAACAAGCAGATTCAACGGTTCCAAGAGTACACTTGGATGGATTAAGCACATGGGCTGTCAGCAATGGCAGCCTTTTTTCTTAACTCAACGAGAGAGCCTGTTTTAAGGCGTTTCATATGCTAGACGATAACTTTATCGACTTCATCACGAAAACGCTCCACAGACGCTCGTAGGCGGCTCTCCGTTGATGCTGATGGCATATAGCAGACTGAGCTATGCAATCAGACCGATGCAGAAGCGTGGAGAACTGCTTTTCGAGGTCAGGCGTGAAAGTTATCGGGTCAATCAGAAAAACGCGGCAGACGGGCTCCTACACGCCTTTCCCGCGATGATAGCAGCCAGATGGGCGGATGCCAACGACTATTTGTCCAATCGCATGGTTGATTGAGACGAAAGCAAGATGTGTGAGACGAAAAAACGCTTCGAGTGTCACTTTCGAAAATGGCTTTCAAATTTTTGTCCCCTTTCCCCCTTGTTTCCTCTTTCCCCCTTTTGCCCCCCTCTTTCCCCTACAACCCCTATTACCCCCTATAATCCCCCCAACATCTTCCGTGCTCCCCCTTTCCCTCCCCGTGTATTTAGCGCGTCCGCGGGCGTTATATGCGCAAGCGCGCGCGTTGACGGAGCCGGGTGTGCCACAATAGTTCAAAAGTGAATAAATAACAGTTATGCGAAATTGCAAAGCCAGCAGAGAAAACCGTAGGCGAGAGCTGGCGTGAGGTTCGGGCTGGTGGATGGGCTACGACTATTTCACATGGAGAATTGACTTCATTTTGTAGTCGGTTGGATATGTATAAATGTTGCATTGATTATTCCTAGTAAAATGCTATGAATTGAATATAATACCATAGTGTATTACTGGGAATTAAATCGAGTAGGAACAGACCGAATCGGATGATACGACTATTCCTGCAGAATAATCCCTAGATAGTTACTAGGATATATAAGCGTATACTATAATAAGTACGGTTGGTATACGAATTTGGTATGGCTAGACGAGAATAAAATTGACAGGTGTCTTGACATATCTTGGTTTTGGGGAGGTCTGATGGCTTAGCGACTATCGCACCTCTCTTTTCCTAAAAGGCAAACGACTATTTCACACAAAAAACACGACTAATTAACGATAACTCGCAAGAAAACGCTACGACTATTACTTTGCGACTATCAGCGGACAACTCGTTACTATACTATATATAGGACTTTCAAACAGAGGTCATCTGACGACTTTGCGACTATTTTATTGGAAAAACTACGACTATTGGTTACGACTATTCTAGCCGGAACGCTGCGACTATTGCTGACCTCTATTAGCTATCGGGCGATAGCCCGAAAAGAGATGCGGCGACAAGCCGTCAATTGTTCCGCGCCGCCCGCCGCGCCCCTGCTGCTGGACTGCCCCGCCGGGTGGAGGGTGCGCCCTGACTGCTGACCGGTGCCAGATCGTAAGCCGCCGGGCTGGCACGGTCTGCGATGTGCTGCACCGCCTGATATGGATCTATAACGGGTACGCACCGCTGCGCCCTTATATACATTATTATAATAGGCGGCTGCGCAGCATTGTACAGCGTCCGGCGTGGCGGTGGTATCTGGTATTGGCGGAGGTGCTGCGCTTGGCGGTATGCTCTCTGGTGTGGCGCAGGCTGTGTATAGGCGGCTTGTGTGGCTGCTGTGTTGTGTGTGCCGGAATAGGGCAAATCTACGGGAATGCCCTTGCAAAGCCATGTAAACGGTTTTGGTGTTCGGGCGGTATAAATTTGCATGGACGGCAGAAAGGCCGCTGTAAATGCTTGTGTGTGGCCACGTTGTATCAGGGCAAAAATAAAAGCCCTGCACCCTCGGCAGATGCAAGGCAAAAGAAAAGCCCGGCCATTTCTGACCGGGTGGAATGCTTTTTATTTGGACGCCTTAAACAGCGCAGAAAAAAACCAGAAGAAAAACAGAAGCGCGGATAAAATCATTTTTGCATCTCCTTTAACCCTTCGAACCACTCAAACCGCCCGCCCTCAAGATCAAAATATTTTGCAACAGCCGCAAAACAGACACGGAGATAAAAATCTGAATATTTGCCGCCGTCCGCTTCGTTCTTTTTGCGCTGGTTTTCAAGATCAAGAAGCAAGCTGACCTGTTTTTCGCTCAATTCATCAATTTTCATTTTTTGACCTCCATTATACCACGCTGAACCGCTTGTAGGTGGTCTTGCTACTGCATTCTGCATATATATCCGGGTGCAGCGTCTTGAGTAGCTTGTTATCTAGCCGGACGCTTTGCACATCCTTGTAAATGGCTTTTGCGGTGCCTTGCGCCATCTCCGGCGCGCCCTGCATCATGCAGATAATATCTGCCTTAATGCTTTCGTTCATCGCTTCCAGCTCTTCCAAAAGCCGCTTGTTTTCGCGGTACTCGTTCACCTTTTCTTCAAACAACGTCATTTTTTAGCCCTCCATTTCTTTTTTATATTTCAAAATGTCTTCACGGGTCAGCCATTCCGGCTTTTCTCCGATGCTATCATATAAATACAGCATATTGGCGATATGGTCGGCCACATTACCAGCCCACAAATATTTTTCGTGGCGGGCTCCGAATCCCAAAAAATACTCGCAATCAATGCGCATACGGTCAAGCAAACAATATTTTCTCTCTGAATCGAGTGAATCAAGATATTTTTTATTTTTCATTTCTGCCCCTCCTTATTAGCTATTAAGAAATACCAGCATAACCAACGCCCCGCTGATCATGCCGCCCACATACCAGAGGGCAGCCCACTGGGAAAAGTCAAGAGTAATCATTGTTTACACCCCTTTTTAGTCAAATTCCGGCATAGCCAGAATGATTTTTTTGCACCGCTCAACGCTCAAGCGGTACGGCTTGGAGCGGGTCAGGTTGTCCGCTACAATTTGAGTGTATACCATCAACGGCAGCTCAAACAGCCCGGCACACTTGGGATAAAGGCGCACCGCCTGATTTCTGATTTCTGCGTTTAATTCGTCTGATCTGGTCATCGTTTAGTCCTCCTTATACTGCGGGATATAGCCCAGTACCTTAACTTTTGCCGGGATGGTGTAATAAATCTGCCCACAATCTGGGCACCAAATAGCATTATATTGTTTACCATCGTCGCAAAGTGCCTTGCATTCTACTTCACAGGTAAAGAGTTTAAGAGCGTCCGCCGTGAGCATTGCGGCAACATCTGCGGCAGGCTGTGCGTTAAACGCTGTCACTGCCTTTTCTGCGTCTGCCAGCGTGTCAAATGCACCCAGTGTCCAGCCCGCACCCTCCAAGATGTAGTCTACCATATACAAACCGTTGTCACTGCACCAGAGCCACACAACGGGCTTGATGGTCATTCTGCGGTTGTTCTGGGCTGTATAGATTTGCTCAAGAGTGCCGGTCATTAACGCGCCGTCCTCAAATGTGGCGGTATAAAGGTCACTACATTTATAGGCCTTTTTCATTGTTTTGTCCTCCTGTTTTGTGGTGGTGTGGTGGTGTACATCCTCTGTACATTTACTATTATACACGATTAAACGTACAAGTCAATAGTATATTCAAGATTAAACGTACAAGCACATAAAAACGTTGCACACGCAACATACAAGCGTTGCGCCCTCCAGCACCCGCCGCCGTCCTGATCTGTCCGGCACGGCCTACGCTGCTGCCTGTTCTGTGCAGTCTGTCCGGGTGCGCTGGGGCTGGGGTCTCCACCTCTGGGGTATATGGGGAGAGCCGGGGGTGGGGCGGTCGACACCTCGAGTAGAAAAAATTCAAAAAAGGCGTTTTCCTCGCCTACCCGCCCCCTCTTTTCTGCGCAAAACACCCCACCCCCCTTGCCAATTTCAAAAATTCAGCCGCAAAAACAAAAAGACCCCTACAAAGGGTCTGGCTTCTGTGCTATACTTGCCTTACAAGCCTTGAAAGGGAGGAATCTACAATGGCTAAAAGTAAAATGACAACGTGCAAGCACTGTGGAGCAGAGATTGCCGCAAGCGCAAAGGTCTGCCCTCAGTGTGGCGGTAAGAACAAGCCGCCCATCTACAAGCGCTGGTGGTTCATTGCCATCATTGTTCTGATTGTATTGTCTGCTATTGGCGGCTCTGGTAGTAGCTCTGACAGCTCTGCAAGTAGCAGCAAAGCAACATCTAAGGCAAGTGCATCCACTGCTTCTTCCGTTGCATCCGTTGCGCCTGAAATCAGCGAGGACGATTACAAGGCAGAGTGCCAGACTGTGGACTATAAGGAGCTGTGCCGTTATCCTGAAAAGTATGAAGGAACTAAGATTGTAGTCAAGGTAAAAGTCTCGCAGATTATTGACGCAAACTTCTCCGGCAGCGAAAAGGCATGGAGAACCTACACGGACAACAGCGGGTATGGCTTCTATGCTGATGACGAGTATTATATGCTGGATAAGCGCGGTGGCGATGCCGTGAAGATTCTGGAAGATGATATTATCAACGTCTATGGCGAGTTCACCGGGCTTGAAAAAATCACCAGAGCATTGACCAGTACCACCGATGAACTTCCTCGCATTGAAGTCAAGTACGCAGACCTTGTGGATGAATAAGGAGAACATAATGGAAAACAAAACGCCTAAGAGCGATTTGATTCCTTGCGAACACTGCGGTCACATGATTTCTAAAACAGCCAAGACCTGTCCTGAATGTGGTGGCAAAAACAGAAAATATGTAAGTGCTGGCAAAGTTGTGCTTATAGTTGTCATGCTTATTATCTTTGCTTACCTTGAATTTATGCTTTCCGCTTCGTTCGCAGCGGGTTGATCTAAACGAAAAAAGCCAGCGGCTAGATGTTCTCTAACCACTGGCTTTTCTTATTGGCTGTTATACGCTTCTACGGATGCTTGCATAAAGCAGACGGAACGTCTCACGGCCTTTCGGCGTTACTCTGGTCTGTACGCCACCGTGCTTGTTCTTCTGGTTGCAGTACTCCTTGACCGCAAACAGACCGTCACCCTTGCCCGCTTTCGGCAGGATGCCCTTGTTCTTGTCACGGTAGATGTATCCGTCAGAAATAAGCATCTTAATGAACAGGCGTTCAGGAATACGCAGTTCCTTTGCGGTAGAGCGGAAGTTTGTAGACACGTTCCATGCCACAAGGTCGTCAAAGTAGTCTGCCTTAGGCTGCATCTCCTCGTTCTTCTCACAGAGCTGCTGGTTCTGCATCTGTAATGCTGCACTCTTTTCCTTTTCGGCCTTCATGTTCTGAATCAGACCGATCACGAAGTCCGGGTTGGCAATAGCCGTCTCCAACAGGTTATCGGTCATGTACATTCCATGCTTGCGGATGGAGGGCAGAACTTCGTGAGTGACCCAATGCTTGAACCGCTGTGCGCTTTCCAGCTTGCTGCTGAAAATAAGACTGTACAAACCTGATTCGTTGATGATGGTCGGATGCTGTTCTCTGCCCATGGGGTCGCAAAACGCTACCCCATCTCCCTGACGCTTATCTTGCTCGTCAACGTGCTTTGCAAGAGCGTCTTTCGTGTTGACGTACCCAAGTGCTGCGGCAATGTCCTTGCCAACAAACCAAGGGTCATCGTCAATGAGCATGACACGGATTTCGCCAAACTCGGCGTTGTTGAAGATTTTGATGTTCTCAGACAAAGAAAGTTGCATTAAAAAGCTCCTTTTCACTTGTGAGAGAAGCAATTTTCTGCTATAATAACGGCGAGAGAATGCTTCTCTCAGGGTTTACATGATACGTTCGCTTCTGTCGCCAAACTTCAGCGGACGTATCATTTTTCGTTTTCATCGGGCATGGGATACTTCTCAAGGTAGGCATCGCGGACGGCCTGTGACAGTGACACGCGGCACTTCTTGCAGTGCTCCACCAGAAGCTCGTACTGACGATCAGTGAAGCCAACGGCTACCTGATGACGGTATGCTTCGATGTAGGGACTTCTTGCCATATTTTTATCTCCTTTCTTTGAAGTGCATTAAGTGTAATCGCAAAATGTGGTAAAGTCAAGCGGAAATAGACCAACGAAACACAACATTTAGTGTTCGTTCATCTTGACAAACTACTTTCTACGTTTTGCACAAAACTTAGCCATTATTTTTGGCCGCTCCGGCTTCGTACCCTGCCCGGTAGTTCAGTTCGGACAGCTTACCCAGCGCTTCTGCGTACTCCCTGTCCTCGCTGGTCGGCTCTTTGCCGTGGGCGAGAGTTTTCAGAAATTCTTCGGTTGTCGTGGGAAAATTCATGTTTTTTGCTCCTTTCTATTGCAGAAGCGGTCTGCTTCTGCTATAATAATTGACAGAAACCGAGACTGCGCCCTTGGTTGCGCAGCTTCTGTTTTGTGGTGGAATAGGTCATCAGTGCAACTTTGGTCGGTGGTGCTGATGGCCTATTTTTTTATGCCACAAAGGATAAATCTACCGTTGTTGGCTGATTCATCGTGTGTTCTGCTGTCTTAGATTATAGACGCTTGGTATATAGTTGTCAACAGCCCAATTTGTATAATTTGCATCAGATATTTCTGATTTTTACTCATTCTAACGTAAATTTACGTTATTTGATAGTACTTTCGTAAACGGATTAGTTTACCATAGTTATAGTAACTTGAAAATTATTTTTCGATAATTCGTAAGGCTACTATTCAAGTATACAGTTTGTAAAGCAACGAAAAAGTTTACAGCCCTTTGACCACCCTATTGATAGTAAAAAGCTAAAAATACGCAAACTTTCTCTTGACGATTAAACGTACATAGTGTATAATAGGGTCAAGAAAGAGAGCTGGTAAAAATGAAGAATGTGGCTGCGTATGTCAGAGTTTCCACGGATGGGCAATGTGGCGAAGATAAATTCGGAATGGAAGCCCAGAAAGAGCAAATCGAAGAATACTGCCGCAAGAATGATATGAATATCATCAAGTGGTTTACTGATGCTGGCGAATCTGGCGCAAAGGAAAGGCCGGGATTTGACAGTATTGTGTATGGCGATGTTTCTAATCCTCCATATGAAGCGGTTGTTGTTGCAAAAAGTGATCGAGTTGCAAGAGACATCAACGTTTATTATTATTACAAAATGCTTCTGCTCAAAAAAGAGATTTCTCTCATTAGCGTTGCGGAAGATTTTGGGAAAATGGGAGTTTTTTCTACAATGCTTGAAGCGTTTACCCTTTGCTGCGCTCAAATGGAGCGTGAGAACATCACGAAAAGGACTTCTAGTGGCAGAGCCATTAAGGCTGCAAGCGGCGGCTATAGCGGCGGCAAGGCTCCTATGGGGTACGAGGTTAAGGATGGTGAACTTTCAATCAAAGAAGATGAAGCGATAATTGTTCGTCGTGCTTTTGAATTGCGTGATGCTGGCAATACAATTCGTGGCGTAGCGGACAAATTGAATGAAGAAGGTTACTGCGGCAGAAATGGAAAGCCGTTTACATCTAGCACAATTCAATCCATTCTTGGAAACAGAAAGACCTATGAGGGCTATTACCGTTACGGTAAAAGTGATGAATGGGTGAAAGGAAAGCAAGAACCTATTTTATAAAAAATATGGAGAATATTTTTATGATTGAAAAGAAAGTTGAAGATTCAACTGCTTGCAATGCGTTTATGAAGAACGCAACTGCTGTAATTCTTGAGTATGTTCTTGAAGTTGGAATTGATAAAGCTGTTGAAGATTGCGTTAAAGATAGTGAAATTGTTCATTGTTTTCCTCATCTTGAATCTTACTCAAAGGAACACGGATTTATCTGACCCGCCAGACATGGTATCGGATTGCTGAACAGAACAGGTGACATTGTTCGCAACCTAGAATAAAACCAAATTAGAAAGGGGAAATAGCATGAAAACCGCAAAATTGTCAGATCAGAGTTTGAAACTCATTGAAACGCTGTGCGATTACACCAACAAGCCTGATATTCTTAACGCTGTCGCAGACGCCTTGTACTATGATGCAAACGAGTTGAAGCGCAGGCTAAACCAGCTTGCGGAAGAGGTCAAATAAATCGCACCTTCCATCCGTTAAAACGAGTTTTAGCAAATAATTTTCCGAAAACAGCATTATAAAACCGAATATTTGATTTTTGTGCAGTTGTAGGCACTCTTTACATTTTGAGGTAGGGGGTGCCTATTTTTTTATGCAGCCAAAACAGTGCATTGCCATCATTGACAGCATCAAAGCGTATGCAAAGCGGAATCCGACCGAAGCGCAGGTCTACGAGGACTGGTTTCAGGCGGTGGTGAACCTGAGAGACGCCATGCCGCAAGACAAGCGGTTCGATGCCTACAAATACTCTGGTGAGCTGCGCTCTGTCTGTGCAGCCATGATGGGCAAGATGAAAACAGGCGAGGACGTGGCGAAGGTATATGACATTATCGGTCGGACGTACCTGTTTGAAGCAAAGGATGTGTTCGATAGTTATTGCATCTACCTCGAATGGAACCGTGCGCCGGAGAAGAAGTTCTATCAGCCACGAAGAAAGGTGCTTTTGACGTTGGTTCGTGACCTAGAGGACTTGTTTTTCCATCGTGTAGAATTTCTTGGGGTCAGTCAGCCCCCGCGTACTGGAAAGAGTACGCTCTGTATATTTTTTATCACATGGCTGATGGGCAACCGCCCTGACGTTGCATCGGTTATGAGCGGACACTCCGACAAGCTGACCAACGGCTTCTACGGCGAAGTGCTGTCCATCATCACTGACTCTGTGACTTACAACTGGGGCAAAATCTTCCCTGACGTTCAGCTTGTGGACAAAAGCGCAAAGGACGAAAGCGTTGACCTGAACCGAAAGAAGCGTTTCCCTACCCTGACTTGTCGTTCCATCGGCGGTACGCTGACTGGTGCTGTTGAAATTGGCGAGGGCGGCGTTCTGTACAGCGATGACTTGATCGAGGATTTGGAGGAAAGCCTGAACGTTGAGCGTTTGAACAACAAGTACGATGCCTATTTGAACCAGCTGAAAGACCGTAAAAAGCAAGGCGCATTAGAGCTGATGGTCGGTACACGCTGGAACGTTCTTGACCCTCTGGGGCGCATCCAGAACCAGTATGCAGACAACCCGAAGTACAGATTCCGGGTGATTCCTGCGGTGGACGAGAACGGACACAGCAACTTCAATTATGACTATGGCGTTGGGTTTGACGATGCCTACTATGCTGACATGAAAGCCAGTATTGACGATGCAACATGGTGGGCAAAGTACATGGGCAAGCCCTATGTGCGTGAAGGTCTGCTTTTTCCTGCCGATGAACTGCGGTATTTCAATGGCGTTTTGCCTGACGGCGAGCCTGATCGCAAGCTCATGGTCATGGATATTGCATGGGGCGGCGGCGACTTCACAGCCTGTCCTATCGCCTATGTGTACGGCGATGCTGTGTTCATCCCAGACCTTGTGTTCAATAATGGCGATAAGACCGTGACAAGACCGGAAGTCGTGGGCAAAATCATTCAGCACAAAATCAACGTGGTGCGTGGCGAAGCCAACAACGGCGGTGATGAATACTGTGACGTGGTAGACAGCCAGCTTCGGCAGCAGGGTTATCACTGCTCTGTCCGCAGCCAACGTGCGCCCAGTGGTCAAAGCAAGCTGTCAAGAATCATCCAGTATGCGCCGGATATCAAACGGTTCTACTTCCTTGATGAAAAGCACCAGTCGAAAGAGTACAAGGCATTCATGGAACAGGTGACGATGTTCACGCAGCTTGGCAAAGTTCCGCACGATGATGCACCGGACAGTTTGGCACAGCTTGCCGATGAATTGTATAACGGAATCAGTAAAATTGAGCCTGTCAAGAGGCCATTTTGATTAAAAACACAATATATTGTGTTCGCTGGGTCTATTTATTTGATTTCACCACTTGACAAGTCTTATAATGTACGCAGGAAGTTTTGCAGCTTCCCTTAAAGGAATAGCTTGCACGCGGGGTTTTGTCATTTTACTCGCGTGCGTGTCAACAAGCATATTCCTCCTTTCACCGGTGGAGGTTTTCTCACTCTTTCACCTTCACCGGGCTTTATATGTTGCGTTTCCAATTGTTAGGGGAATGCCAGCCTGTCTCCCCCATGGCTGGCAAGCAACGGTTCGATTCCGTTACGCAGCACAACCAACCACCTAGCTTTGCATGGCTTTATTCTCCAAAACCTCCACCGCTATTCCCGGCTCTCGATGCAATGGTTAGGCATGACATTGCAAAGAGCAGTGGTTAACCAATCAAGCCGGGTTTCTATGTTGCATTAGCTCAGTTAGGCTAGAGCATCCGGCTCATAACCGGACATACATTGGTTCAAATCCATTATGCAGCACCAAAATTGCAGCTTACCCGTTTACGTCTGTCCAACAACTGAATGTAAAGGCTGCAATGGTTTTCTTCGGGCGAAGAATAGCACGGCTGGAAGTGCGAACAGTTTCCCAGTAGCTTCTGACAGGTCTGTGCTCAACAGCCTGTTTCCAGAAATCCAACGAAAGGAGCACAGATGGTAGCAAAAGTCAGATGCAAGCGTCCTCGAAAAGACGCAAACGGCAATCCGTGTGATTGCGGACGTTATCTTGGCGAAGTGGAAGGCAAGTTCTCCCTTCTGTGTCCTCTTTGCCATTGGATTACAATTGGAGATTCTAACCTTCCAAAAGATACATGGGTCTCCGTGCCAAAGTTTAAAAACTGAATAGCTTTTGAAGCGCAGTTGTAAGCGCAGTGAGATAAACCTTAACAGGTTTGTCTTGCTGCGCTTTTTATTTTGCAAGAAAGGAGAAGCCTACCGTGAGATATGGTGTGCCGTATCGTGGCAGTAAAAACAAAATCGCACAGTGGGTTATCTCTAATCTCCCTGCTGGCGATACGCTGATTGACTTATTTGCTGGCGGTTGTGCAATCACACACGCTGCATTGCTGTCAGGCAAATGGAATCACATCGTTGCAAATGACATCGGTGATGCGTCGCAATTGTTCATGGACGCTGTTCACGGCAAGTATGCCAACGAAAAGCGTTGGATTAGCCGTGAAGATTTTCATAGGCTGAAGGATTCTGACCCTTATGTTTCGCTTTGTTGGAGCTTTTGCAACAATCGCAGGGATTATCTCTATTCCAAGGAGATTGAGCCATGGAAAAAAGCTCTGCACTATGCACGAGTATTTGGAGACACATCGTTTTTGCGTGAGTTTGGAATCAATTCAGATGGTAGCTCAAAGGACATCAAGACAAACAGCGAGGAGTACAAAAGGCTTTATTCTCAGTGGCTTGGATGTCAAACAAAACATAAAAGGCTCCATGATTTAGGACACCTCGAAAGGATAAAGAACCTTGAACGCTTGCAGAACCTTGAACGCCTACAAAATTTTGAAGGTCTGCAAAGGCTTGAAGGTCTGCAAATAGATTACAGGGACGTACAAATTCCGTCAAATGCAGTTGTGTACGCAGACCCCCCTTATAAACGGACGAATTGTACGGGTTACAAATGCGATTTTGACCATGAATCATTTGAAAAGTGGCTTTCAGAAGTTCCGTTCATGGTGTTTGTTAGCGAATACGAAGCACCAAATGGGTGCGTAGAGGTTGCAAGCATAAAAAAGCAATCCTCTATGGGAACTGGCAATAAAGGCGGTTCTGAAATTGAAAAGCTGTTTGTGCAAAAACGGTTTGCAGAACAGTACAAACAGATGATGGGAAGATTTTAACGGAAAGGAGGAACGCATGGCTGAGTATCAGATAGTTGTTGACGGCTTTTTGAATGAACCGCTGACTGGACGTAGACCGATTGAAACGCCGGAGACGGAAATCAATCAAGCAAACGTGCTGAAAGTGGTCATGGGCAAGGCAGAGCCTATTCATCTGCTGAATAAGAACGAGATTCGCTTTCTGCACAACTACTACTTGGGTAGCCAGCCTGTCCTCCACCGTACGAAGGAATACCACGCTGAAATCACTAACCGCATTGTGGAAAACCACGCCAACGAGTGCGTGGGCTTCTACACAGGCTACATGAGCGGCACTCCCTGCTCTTATGTGAGGTCTGAAACGGCAACTGGTGACGGTGAGGAAATCGCTCGGCTGTCCAACGCCTTGCAGTATGAGGGCAAGGACGCGCTTGATCGGCGGCTCTGGCAGTGGATGTTGGAGTGCGGACAGGGATACCGCATTGTCCTCCCCGACAAGGGGTATGGCGGCAATTACCCGGACGAAACGCCCTTGTTGGTGGATGTTCCCGACCCGGATATGGCGTATGTAATTTACAACTCCGGCATCGGACACAAGCCCATCGCCAACGTGCTGCATATCCCGCGCAATTATCAGAATGACCTGAACGACCTGATTTGCGTGTATACGCCAAACCAGTACTTTGAAATCGACAACGGCAAGGTTACAAAATCGGAGAATCATTCTCTTGGAATGCTGCCGATGGTCGAGTACAAGCTCAACCCGGAGCGCATGGGCCTGTTTGAACCGGCTATCCCTGTTCTGGATGCCATCAACGACCTAGAAAGCAACCGTCTGGACGGTGTGGCGCAGTTCATCCAGTCCATTATGGTGTTCACCAACTGCCTTGTGGACGAGGATGCGCTCAACAAGGTTAAGGAACTTGGCGCAATGTGTCTGAAGTCTACCGCTGGTCTGCCTGCTTCTGTCTCACAGATTGCAAACGAGCTTGACCAGCAGCAGAGCCAGACCCTGCTTGATTCCATGTTGAATGTGTACCGCAGTCTGACTGCTATGCCTAGTGCTACTGGCAGCGAGAACGCAACGTCTGACAACGTGGGCGCAGTTATCGTCCGAAACGGCTGGAATCACACAGAAGCGAGGGCGCAGCAGTACGAAAATATGTTCAAGTTCTCGGAACGCCAAAGCCTGTCTGTGATGTTGAAAATCCTGCGTGATACGGCTGGTTCTAAGCTGATGGCAAGCGACATCAACATCAAACTGCCACGCCGCCAGTACGATAACCAGCAAAGCAAGGTTCAGATTTTTGCGCAGATGCTCGGCCAGCCCATTGACCCGCAGTTGGCGTTCACTACGCCCGGCCTGTTCCCTGACCCGCAGGCTGCTTATGAAATGAGCAAGCCTTTCCTGATTGCCGCTGGAAAGCTGGGCGAGGACGGGAAAGCGCCGAAACCGAGACAAGTAGTCTACCGATACCAATAAAGAAACAGAGGGTGAGTAACCCTTTGCATATTCCGGCAGGGAAGCCGGGATACAAATTTCGCAGCGTTGCAGGGAAGCAACGGTAAAAAAACGCAGGAGGAAATTAACGATATGAAACTCAATGTGTTGCTTGGTGATGCCTACAAAGAGGGCATGACCGCCGATGAAATCATTTCTGCGCTGGAAAAGGTTGCAGACCCTAACGCAGAGGTCGAGAAGCTGCGCAACGCCGTGACGAAAGCCAACGGCGAAGCTGCCGAGTACAAGAAGCAGCTCAAAGCAAAGCGTACCGATGACGAGAACGCCGCACAGGAACAGGCTGATAAGCTGGCAGAGATGCAGAAGCAGATTGAAGCCCTGACTGCCGACAAAGAGAACCTCGTCAAGGAAAAGACCCTTGCATCTTACCGTGAGAAGTTCGTTGCACAGGGTTATGACGCTGAACTGGCTGGCAAGGCTGCATCTGCACTGGCTGACGGTGACATGGACAAGGTGTTTAAGTTCCAGTCGGAGTTTATGACCGCCCATGACACCGCATACAAGGCTTCCCTGCTGAAGGATATGCCCACACCTCCTGGTGCGGATGGCAAGGGCGGTTCTGACAGCGAAGGCGTGGCGTTTGCTAAGAGCCTTGCACAGCAGAACGCAAATACTTCTAAGGCATCGAGTGACGCAATGAGTGCTTTCCATTAACAAGGAGGAAAACATGAAGTTTACCCGAAACACGGTCAACGGAATCAACGATACCATCCTTGCTTCCAATGACTACACCGCCATTCCCTTTACCGTGACCGAAACTGCTGCGGTTAAGGCTGGCTATCCCATGACGCTGGCTGGCAAGAAAGCTGTTGCTACTGGCGAGACTGGTTCTAAGACGATTAACGCTGACGGCATCCTGCTGTATGACGTTGATCCGGCAGAGAACCCCAACGCCGCCCTGCTGATTCGTGGCGTTATCGACACCAAGAAGGCAGCGGCAAGTTCCAGCTTTACCTTTGACGCTGACGCAATCAAGGCACTCAAGACTGCCGTTCCCGGCATCTTCTGCCGTGACAACATCAGCGTGAACGCTTAATAGGAGGTAAAACAACATGGCACTGAATCTTAAGGAAGTCTTTGCCCCGGCTGCGATTGCCGCCTATTGGACGAATGACCCCACCAATGCGATGCCCTTTGCATCTGACGCACTGTTCCCCGCTCAGAAAAAGGCTGGTCTTGACCTGAAGTGGATTCGCGGCCACAAGGGCGTTGGCGTGTCTCTGATGCCCAGCGCATTTGACGCAAAGGCTACGTTCCGCACCCGTGAGGGCTTCAAGTTCGATGAGACCGAGATGCCGTTCTTCCGTGAGGGCTACCATCTGGGCGAGAAAGACCGTCAGGAAATCTTGCGTGTTCTCGACAGCAACGACCCCTATGCCCGTGACGTTGTGAAGCGCATTTATGACGATGTAAGCGATCTCGTCACCGGCGCACGCATCGTGCCTGAACGTATGATTTGGCAGTTGCTGGCTCCTGCAAATGGCACTCCCGGCATCACCATCAAGGCAAACGGTGTGAACTACACTTACAATTACGACCCTGATGGAACGTGGAAAAAGAGCAATTACAAGGCACTGACAGCTTCCGCAAAGTGGGACACTCCCGCTTCTGCTACGCCTATTGCTGACCTGATTGCTGCGGCCGATGCTGTCAATGATGCAACTGGTGAAGAAGTCACTCGTGTCTTTATGAACAAGGCTACGCTCGCGAAGATGATTGCTGCTGATGAAGTAAAGAACCGATTCCTTACCATCAATAATCGAACCACTTCCGTTCTCACCGCGAATGAAGCAAAGGAAGTTGTTCGTCAGGCAACTGGCCTTGAGATTTTCACCTACAACAAGAAGTATCGTCCTGAAGGCGGTGGTGACACCGCAAAATATCTTCCTGACGGTTATGTTGTTCTGGCTCCTGATGGCAAACTCGGTACGACTTGGTATGGCACTACCCCTGAGGAAGCCGATCTGATGTCCGGCCAGTCCGGCGCATCCGTGTCCATTGTGAACACCGGCGTTGCCATTACCACCGAGTTGACCGTGCATCCTGTCAACACTAACATCTATGCTTCTGAAATCGTCCTGCCGTCCTTTGAGCGCATGGACGCTGTGTACTGCATCAAGGCTTACTAAGGCGAAAGGAGGAAAGCAGCATGGGAGACCAGTATTCTGAAGCGGCAGTCAAGCTTGGGCAGTACATCGCCCCTGCACTTGACCGTGAAATCACGGACGAGGACTACCCACTCTTCGACCTGCTGCTTGATTTCGCCAAAGACAAGATATTTGCACAGGGCTACCCCTTCGGCAACAGACCGGACGAGCTGCCCTTGCAGTATCAGTCGTTGCAGATACGCATTGCAGCGGAACTGTACAACCACATCGGCGCAAACGGACAGACGAGCTATACCAATAACGGTATCACTCGTGTGTGGGAATCGTCCGATGTGGCGCAGTCCCTGCTGAATGAAGTGGTTCCGAGAGTAGGTGTTATCGGCTGATGTTCAATGGAAGCCCGCTTGACAAACGCCCGCTGTGGTATTCAAACCCGGTTGGCGAAAAAACGCCTGTCGTGGACGAGTGGGGCAACGAAACCGGCGAGACATCGCAAACGTGGAGTGACCCCGCAAAGCTGATGCTGAACGTTAGCCCGCCTACTGGTTCTGCGGAAGCAAACCCTTTTGGAGCGTTCACGGATTACAGCTACATAGTCAGTACGCCAAGAAAGAAACGGAGAAATTGGTTTCTTATTGGATATTCAAAGCTGGCGTCAAGGGACATTTTAGGCTCTTCCAGCAAGCTTAACAATAATTCACTTTGCGAGGGCAGCCATGTCTGGTTCGGGATAAAGCCAGATTCGCCTTACAACTACATCGTGGTCAAGGTCGCAGAGCATATTACAGACACGAAGTATGCGCTGAAAGAGGTGGCTGCAAGTGAAAATTAAAGTGAGGTTGAGTGATGCCGGACTTCGTGATGCGGAACGTCAGATACAGGAGTACAAGACCACCCTGAATCAAAAAGCGCAGGAGTTTGCACGGGCGTTAGCTCAAAAAGGCATTGACGTTGCAACGATTAGGTTTGCTAACGCGCAGTACGCCGGTGACAACGATGTGACGGTTGAGCGCGACCCTGTGCAGACATCTAATGGCTTTGCAATTGTAGCTCACGGGAAAGCGGTTGCGTTCATTGAGTTTGGTACTGGCGTATCTCATTCCGCTTATGGCGGCGAACTCCCTGCTGGTGTTGGCGAACACGGAACATACGGCAAAGGGAACGGACAGCACAAGCGTTGGTATTACTATGGCGAATCTGGCAATGCTGGCACGCCTGTTAAGCAGGTCGATGGCAAAGGTCAGTTGAACTACACCAGCGGCAACGATGCAGCTATGGCTATGTGGGGGGCTGTTGAGGAAATGGCTTCTCAAGTTGAAGCAACGTGGAGGGAGGTTTGGAATAGTTGATCGATTATTTCAATTCCATCTTCACGGCTGTTGCGACGGAACTGCGAAAGCAAGTCCCCGGTATCTTTGTCACCGGTGAAATCAATGACGGCAACGTCAAAAAGCTTCCGTGTGTGCAGATAGAGGAAAACAGCAACCTCCCGGTTCATCGGGATTCTGCCAGTCACAGCAAGTACGCTGCTGTTTCCCTGCGTGTGCGTGTCTATTCCAACAAAACCAGCGGACGCATTGCAGAAGCTCGCTCCATTGTGGACATCGTGGATTCTGTATTGGAACCGCTCAATTTTTATCGCAAATCGTTTGCCCCGTTGAATGGGCTGTACAACAATTCCGTCTATCGGATTGATTGCAGCTATGGGGCAACAATCGGAGAGGACGGAATGATTTACCGAAATTAAGGAGGTAAACATTCTATGAGTACTGCTATCTCCGGTCTGAATACCACCCTTTATTGTGGCGACAGCGCAACCGCTCTGACGAAGCTGTGCGACATCAAGGATGTGCCTGACCTGATCTCCGACCCGAACCTTCTGGATGCAACCACCCTGTCTGATGGTATGCAGAAGCAGATTTTTGGCATCGTTCAGGCTGACACCAAAGCCTTTACCGCCAACTACAACAAGACCGACTACGCCGCCGTCAAGGCTGCTGGTTATGACGATACCTCTGAGAGCAACGTGGACAAGTACTACGCCCTGAAGATGCAGGACGGCTCCGGCTTCACTTGGCAGGGTATGCATCAGGTCGGTCTGTCCGGCTTTGGCGTGGATGAGGTCGTGGAAATGACCATCAATTGCATCTTCCACTCTACCCCGAAGTTCAGTGAGAGCCTGACCATTAATGGCGGCTAATCCGCACAAATCGAATCAATCAAAACGAGCAGAACTGAACAACGGATTTGGTTCTGCTCCTATTTATAAAGGAGAGCATTTATTATGGCTGCTAAGGTTATCAACTTTCATTCCCCCGATGGCAAGAACACTTATGAGCTGACTTTTACCCGAGAAAGCGCAGAAGCTACGGAGCGCAACGGCTTCCAGATTTACGAGTTCTCTAACGGCATCAACCCTGTCAAAAACACTAAGGCTCTGTTCTACGGTGCATTCATTGCCCGCAACAAGAGCATCAAGCGCAAGATGGTCGATGATATGCTTGCGCACATCGAGGACAAGGAAGGATTGATGGCTGCCCTGATGGAGATGTACGCTGATTCCGTCAAGGCGCTGGTTGCTACCGATGAAGAGGACAAGACCGCAAAAAACGCAACGTGGGAGATTGTGTAACCGCACAGTCTCAAGAATCGGACAGCGACACAGAGCCATTCTCTGTATCTAAGCTGTTCCACGATGTAGAAGCCTATTACATTTCCATTGGCATGACCTATGACCAGTTCTGGCGTGACGATGTTTGGCTTGCAAAAGTCTATCGTGACGCAGAAGAACTACGCGCCCGCAGAGCCAATGTTGAAGCATGGAGAAACGGCTTTTACACGGCATCTGCACTTTCCTCTACGGTTGGCAATATGTTCCGCAAGAAAGGGTCTAGCCCCATCAAGTATATGAATAGACCGATTCCTCTTACCCAGAAAGAGCAGGACGAGTACGAATACCAACGCGCACTGGAAGCGCAGGAACGCATCAAGAGGGCGATGTTCTCTATGATGAATCAGAAGGACGGTGGTAGCAATGGCTGATGTTGATATTACAAGCTTATCCGTAGAAATCTCTGCGGAATCGCAGGGTGCAGAGCTTAACATTGACAAGCTTGCTACCGCCATTTCTAATTTGCGGACAAAGGGCAGTGTTGGCAAGGTCTGCACAAGCCTTGATAAATTGTCCGGCTCTATTGCGGCGTTGAAACAGGCATCTTCTGGATTATCCAGCTTGGATAAGGTCACGAACTTCCTGAGCGGCATTTCTTCTGTCAACACGACCGCTGGCGTAAAGGGCGTTAACTCTGTTGTAAATGCTATCAAGAAGATTCCTAACGCGGTATCTGCTCTGAACGGCGTGGACTTCTATTCCATGTCCGGCAGCATCACACAGTTGACAAATGCTCTTGCACCCCTGTCCATTTTGGACATTTCCGGCTTGAAATCGCTTGGCAGCGCGTTCAAGGCGATTGGTACTGTTCCCGACCTGACCGACAAGCTAAAAGCGGCAGACCTTGATTCTTTTGCAAGTTCTTGCCAGAAGATATCTACTGGTCTTACTCCCCTTGCATCCCAGCTTGAAACGGTGGGCAACGCCTTTGCAAAGCTGCCGCCGCAGTTGAGCAAGGTCGTGACACAGGCAAACCGTGTGACTGCTGCCAACGAACGGCAGAAAAAAAGCTACATGAGCCTTTCCAGCCAGCTGAACGGTTTCATACGGTCTGCCGCAAAGCTGGTTTCGCTGAAAGCCATTGCAACCTATCTTGGCAACGCAGCGGAGAAGTTCAACAGCTACTATGAAGCTGCAAACCTGTTTGGCGTGTCCATGAAAGGGCTGACTGGCGAAGCAAGCACGTTCATCAACAAGATGGAGACCCTGCTTGGCATCGACCCCACCGAAGCCATGAACAACATGGCAACGATTCAAGGTCTGACCACCTCGTTTGGTATGGCAAGCGATAAGGCGTATGTGCTATCGAAAAACCTGACGCAGCTTGGCTACGACCTCGCTTCTTTGAAGAATATTCCTGTTGCGGAATCCTTTACGAAGATTCAGGCAGCTATCTCCGGCGAACTTGAACCGATTCGCCGTCTGGGTGTCGATATTTCTAACGCGCGGTTGCAGCAGGAACTGCTCAATCTTGGCTATTCGCAGAGCGTTTCTACCCTGTCTCAGGCTGATAAGGCTGTTCTGCGGTACATTGCCATCATGAAGCAGACCACCGATGCACAGGGAGACTTTGCCCGCACTCTGTCCAGCCCTGCCAATATGATTCGCATTTTGCAGGCACAGCTGAACAGTCTGGCTCGCGCCGTTGGTTCTTTGCTCTACCCTGCCCTGAAATCTATCCTTCCCCCGCTGATCGCAGCCGTTGAGCTAGTCAAAGAACTAGTCACTGGCATTGCATCCATGATGGGCGTGAAGGTGGAGTTCCCGGATTTTAGCAGTGCAAGCGATGCTGTTGGTGGTGTCACGGATGCGATGGACAATACCACCAAAGCGACCGGCAAGGCTGCAAAGGCATTTAAGAACTACATCATGGGCTTTGATGAATTGAACGTTATCCAGAAGGACAATGGCTCTTCCGGTGGTTCCGGCTCCGGTTCTGGCGCAGCTGGCAACCTCTTGGGCGATGTAGACTTGTCCGGTTATGATATGTTCAAGAACTACGTTGGTTCTTCCGTTGATGAAATCAAGGCAAAACTTGAAAAGCTGCTTCCGCTTGTCTCTGGAATTGCAGCCGGTTTTGCAACATGGGCAATTAGCAATGCCGTCCTTACTGCTCTTGAGAAAATCAAAGGTGAAGGTTCTTTGATTGAAGCAGTCTTGAAGCTTTGGAAAAACCCGATAATGGCAGCTGCGGTTGCTGTTGGCATTATCGTTGCAAGATTTGTAAGCCTTTATCAGAATAGTGAGAAATTCCGAAAAGGTCTTGAGCGTGTAAGGTCGCTTGTCTACCTTGCAGCGGAAGGGTTCAAACAGGGTTGGAATATATCTCTTACCGATGGAAAGCTTGGAGAATCCATTGAATACCTGAAAGAATCTCTTTCCAATCTTGGACAATCTATTCTGAATTTGCTCCCTGAAAGCTGGCAGGAAGGAATCACTTCCGCGTTTGATTCCATTTCAAAAGTTGTGAAGAAACTCGACCTTGACGTTTGGGATTTAGTTACAACGCTTGCTGGTATCGGACTTATCGTATCCGGTCATCCTGTTGCGGGTCTTGCGGTTATTGGCTTTGAAGCTATTTCCGTAGCCGTTCGCGGGCTTGGAAGTGAAAATCAAAAAACTGCCTTTGGAATGGAAACCGACTGGTTCAATTCCTTCAAGTCTATTGGCGAAAGCGTTGCAAACTTTGCGGCTGCTGCCGTTACCGCGATTGGGAACATCATTAACGATATTGCAATCTTTGTTGGTTGGATTAAAAACGGAGTTTCCGAGACAGACCGTCTGGATTTGCAGATGAACGGCAACTTCATTGAAAACTTTGTGATGGGCATTGCCCAAACAATCCACAATATAGGCGTTTTTGTTGGTTGGATCACAAGCGGCGTTGATGAAGCTGACCGGTTGGCAATTGCAGCGAACGGAAATTTTGCAGAAAAGTTTATTCTTCTGATTGCTGACGTTATAAACGGAATCAAGGACGCTGTAACGTGGTTTGGAAAGCTAATCGATAAAATCTCGAAGTTCAATCCTGTTAGCGTTGGCAAAAACATCATAGATGGCATCATAAAAGGCATCGTTGGCAAAAAGAACGTTGCAGATGATGCCGTCAAGGCTGTAACGGACGGAATCAAAGAAAAAGCACAGACTGAACTTGAAATCCACTCTCCTTCCAAAGTCTTTAAGGGCTACGGTGGTTACATTGTAGAAGGTCTTGCCAACGGCATCTCCGCTGCCAAAGACCTTGCAGTGAACGCCATCCAGTCCGTGTCTGACGCGGTAAAGACCATCGGCTCTCAGCTGGCAGACGACAACTACGGATTAGGTAATGGCTCTATCAGCCTTTCCGTTGACGCAAGCGGCAAGTCCATGATGGAAACCGCAAACGCGCTAAAACGCACGATGCGCACCACCAATGATAGTTTTGGTGGCTGGTTCAAGAAGATGAAAACCGACTTGGGCGACTTCACAGAGGGCATCAACGCTGTTACTAAGGCGGGCAAGGATATCTCCAATGGCTTCAAATCTTCTGTTGACGCCCTTACCGCTGCATCGAAGTCCATTTTGAACACGCATGATGGTTTTGTGAGCGCGGTCTCTGACATCCGGTCTTTTGTGAAAAAGAGCGTTGCAGAGATTGAAAACGAGTACCAGTACAACGGCTTCTTTAGCGCTGCTGGTCTTGCTATCCAAAAGGTGTTTGAGGGCGTGTACCTTGTTTTTAACAAGGTTTCTACTGCTATCAAGAACGTTTCTGATACCATTGACAGCGTGAAGAACGTCATTACCACCTTCAACAATCTGAAAACAAAGGTCGGCGAAGTCATTGACCAAGTTCCGCTGCTGAAAGACGCATACGGAAGTCTGAAATCCTTCTTCTCTACGCTGTTCAGCAAAGACGGCGGCATCGGAAAAATCGTTTCTGATGGATTTGACTTTATCAAAACGCAGGCAGATGGCGTTATCTCTTGGATAAAAAACAAATTTTCCGGTTCTGGTTCTTCTGGAAATAAGGCGAACTCTTTGCCGGGCGTTGGCGCACTTGGAGCTACAAAGCTTCCTGTCGGAACGGGTACTCTCGGTATTGGCGCTGGTGTGGGGCTTGGTCTTTCTGGTGGCATCCAATGGTGGAAGGACATGATAGGGACTTGGAAGGATTCTGACAAGTCCGCTGGCACGAAAGTTCTTGAATCCATAAAGCACACCCTTTGGGATTTGTCACCAATCGGAGCGCTTGTAAATCTTGGCAAAAAGATTTTCGGCTTTGCAAGCGGCGGCTTCCCCGATGCCGGTCAGCTGTTCGTTGCCCGAGAAGCCGGTGCAGAAATGGTCGGCTCTCTCGGTGGTCACACAGCAGTTGCAAACAATGACCAAATCGTTGAGGGCATCCGCGAAGGTGTTGAAGCTGCAATGGAACGTCAGAACCAGCTTCTGCGCCGTCAGAACGAGCTGTTGCAGGCTCTGCTTGAAAAGGAAGGGAGCGCAGAGGTCAACGTTTCCAGCTTCTATCAGGCGGTGAATAGAACCAATCAGCGCAACGGCAAAACAATTATCCCGGTAGGTACTTAAAGGAGGGGCATTTATGGAACTTGACCAGTACAATCCGATTCGGAGCGTGGATGGGCAGTATCTTAAATGCCCCTCTTCTTATCAGTGGCGGTTACAGGACATTTCGGCATCCGATGCCGGACGCACAGAGGATAACAAGATGGACAAGAAACGTCTTGGACAGTGCGTCAAGCTGGAACTGGAATGGAAGTACACCACGATAAAAGAAGCCGCTGCTATCTTGAAAGCGTTCAACCCGGAATACATCAACGTTACCTATCTTGACGCAATGGCTGGCGATTGGAAAACCAGCGAGTTCTACGTTGGCGACCGCGCTGTACCGATGTACAATTCGCGGATGAATCGCTGGGAAGGGATATCCTTTAACATCATCGAAAGGGCTGCACACTGATGGTCAATGTATCGCAAGATATCATAAAATCCTTCAACGAGGGCAACAAACAGACTGCTCTTATTGAGGTCACCGCTGGCAGCAAGACGTTCACCATCACCGATGCAGATATCATTCAGGGTGGTTTGAAGATTGACCGGTACTGCGTGACCAACAGTAAAATCGAGGTCGGCTCTGCGGTCGCGTCTGAACTGTCCTTGAAGCTGCGGAACTACGATGGCAAGTTCAACGATGTTTCCTTCGAGGGCGCTGTCCTGAACGTTAAAATCGGCATCAAGCTTGCCAGCGTCCTTGAGGGCGCAACGCTCGGCAAGGGCATTCTTGGGCGTATGATTCTTGGCTCTGCATCCTCCGATCAAGACGTTGCATACGTTCCCTGCGGTCTGTTCATCGTGGACACGCCGCCCCGCAAGCTGAGCACTATAAGCATCTCCGCACTGGACTACATGGTCTTGTTCGACCGTGAAGTGAACGCTTCCGCTCTCTCCTTCCCTGTCCATGTTGACGCGCTTATCCAGAAAATCTGCTCCATCTGCAATGTAACGCTTGCAACAGATGTTTCGGTGCTCCCGAACCACTATTTCAGCATCGGCGGTCTGCCGGACACGAACCAGAAGCTGACCTACCGACAGCTTTTGCAATGGTGTGCACAACTTACCGGCACTTGCGCATTCATGGATGGCAGCGGACGGCTTGTGCTGAAATGGTATGAGCAGACAGGCGTGACCATTACCGCAAGTGAGCGCTATTCCAGTGATATGCTGGAGAACGACATCACCATTACCGGCTTCACCTGTGACGATGGCAAGGGCAACACATACCTGTCCGGCACAGCAGATTACACGCTTGATCTAAGTGACTGCGGGTTCCTGACAAACGCTTACGAGGGCGTTTTGAAGGAACTGCAAGCTGCACGCGGTGGGTTTGCCTACCGCCCATACAGCGCCACTATCAAGTCTGCGCCGTATTTGTTCCCGCTGGACATGATACGCTACAAGGACAAAGACGGCGTTGTACATGATACCATTGTTACCAACGTCACGCTTGCTTTGAACTGCAACACAGCGATTTCAGGCGCTGGCGAGACCGTCACAAGCTCTTCCTACACGCAGTCTACAAGCGGCGTTACAAGCCAACAGGCGGCAACGGACAGGGCAAACCTAGTAAAAATAAACCAAGCAGAGCAAAACGCAAAAGAAGAGCTTTATAGCATGATGACGTTTACTCCTGAAAATGGGTTGGTCATCACTCGCAGCAACTGGGAAGGCAAAGTTCAAATCACCGGTCAAAACGTACAGGTCGTTCGTGGAAACAATAAAGTTGTTATAAACGACAATGGCATAGACATAACGGATGGCTATGGAAGTGTTTCTATATATAGCGGTGGCATATCTTTTCACGGCATTCGCAACAGTAAAATTTTTGAATGGCCTTATAAGAAGGATTCTTATGGAAACCCTACAGGTGGATTTGATGCACAAACAACAAAAATTGACCTTTCCTCTTACTCATCAGTTATATTAGTTTACGACACACAGAAAGAAGGAACTTGGCTTGCTTCCGGTGGTGGCGCTGGCAGGCTTACCGTCGTTCTTCCAGTTAATGGACAAACATATTCTTACGCTTATCCGTGGAATACCGTTCATTGGAGAGAAGTAAAAGTTGAAACCACTGGAATCACATTCGGTTACGGAAAAGAACGAACGTCAGATTATAAAAACAACGTTATAACAGGTTTGATACATTTGGAAACTCCCATTACTGATGGCGCAACCAAAAACAACAGCGTATGCCGCCCGCTGGAACTGTACGGTTTTATGTGAGGAGATATTATGGAGCATTTCAAATTCAAGTGCAAAGTTGCATCGGATGGTCGATTGTATGGCGGCGGCTGGTGTCATGAAAGCGTTATCCCAAACCCGCTGCCATCCGATGAAGTTTTGTTTGATGACCTGTCAGGAATGACAGAAGGGTTTTATACAGACTATTTGTGGGATGGAATCAACTTGATATACAGCCCCGTACCAAAAGTCGATGAGCCTGTTGATACCGAAACAGAAACGGTTTTTACGCAAACCAATGAAAATGAAGAGGAGGTAACTTATCAATGAGCTATCAAAAGCAAAACTTTGCAAACGGCGAAGTACTTACCGCTCCGCAGCTGAACCACATCGAGAACGGCATTGTGGAGGTCGAATCTGCCGCCAACGAAACGAAAGCCGTTGTCGATAATATCATCGACCCCACCCTCTCCCTCTCCGGCAAGGCTGCGGATGCAAAAGCTACTGGTGATGCGGTTGGTGCGCTAAAGGAAGATTTAGAAGACATAGGAATATATAAGAAAGAAGATCTGCCGGCATATATGGGAGGAATTGCCGTAAATAAAGGATCTTATGTCGCGGCAATAGAATATATAGATGTTAAAAACAGATTGAGAACAATCAATAAAATTACTTCTTATGCAGAAGCTTTTCTGCTTAAAGCTGGTAAAAAATACCTTGTAACCGTTAAGGATGGATACGTGTATGCTTTGCAGCTTTTTGACTCAATCGGTGGAGTGGCATTGCTCGACTTTAAATATAGAAGTGATGACTATAAGATTGAATACGACAGGGACGTTTATGCAGCATTTATGCTAAAAAAAATAGATGAATCGGATATGAACGTTTCTGAAATGAGCAATGTATCATTGATACAATACGACAATATTGGTGAGCAATTAAACGTGGCTAATAAACGAGAAACAATTGCTCTTCCGTTTGATGAAGATAAAATTAAAGCAACTATTTACAAGGATAACAATGGATATTATACGGATTTTAATGTAAAAAATTGCTTCATAAACAAGAAAGACGGAATAAATGTGTTTTTGTCTCCCGATGGAGATGATGAAAATGATGGATTAAGTATAAGGACGCCTAAAAAAACTATAGCAGGGGCTTTGTCTGTTAAAAACATTCAAACACTATTGATGGCTGAGGGTGTCTATAAATCCGGTGAGAATTTTATAGCTGGTGAAGAAATTGAAAAAAGTATTAACATAATTGGACTTGGGAATGTTGTAATTGACAATGGAATAGGCGAAAAGAATGCTCCGATTTGCATAAAAAACTCTTGCTATATTGAATCTCTTCAGTTTTTACATGGATATAATACTTTGAAAGCGGTACTTTCCGAAAACAAAGTAATTGCGCTTTTTAAATGTATATTTTCTGGTTCTGACATGGCAGAAAATTCAAATGGGCTAAGTATTTTGGGCGGAACTTCCTATGTAATTGGTTGTAAGGCATATAATAATGCGTTTGATGGACTAAATTATCATGCCAACAACAATATTGTAAATCATACTCTTGAAGTAAATTGCGAATCGTATAATAATGGTTCTTCATACCTAACATCAGATGCCGGGCAATCTTCTAACGCTACCACATCACATGATGGTTCTTACATTGTTCGGCTCAATGGGAAATATTATGCTTGCCACGGTGGAGTTGTTGCAGATAAGGATTGTAAATCTGCTAATTATGGATGTTCGAGCGGCATCTCTACTATTACAGACGCTAATTACCCAGACAGAATGTCAAATTATTGGACAAGTAATTCCGAAATGTATTTGTATAATTGCGAAAGTTATGGAAGCAAATATGATACAGCAGTCATTCGAGGGGGGATCATAACAAGCGATACAGAATATCCATCAAAATATACAGGTTAATTAACTAAAGAGGGCTTTATCTTACCAAAAACCGAAAGGACGTGACCACATGAACCTCCTGACTTTCTTCTCCCGTCTCTTCGCCGCCCTTGCCCACGCAAAGGAAGCGGCAGACGTCTCCGGCGCACCGGATGGCGAGTACCGCATTTACAACGACAAGAAAAGCATTTATGACGTGTCCACCGTGGACACCCAGAGTGCTGCTCCTCCCGGCTGGGAGGGCGCACCACCCTACCGATACATTGACGTGAGCCGGTATCAGGGCAAAATCACCCTCGACGGCTGGCGCAAAATTAAGGCGGCGGGCTACAAGGGGGCCATGCTCAAGACGGTATCCACCAACAGCAAGCTGAGCAAACGCAAGGACGGGCTGTACGTCGACCCGACATTTGAGACCAATTACCGCAACGCACGGGCTGCCGGGCTGGACGTGGGTGTCTACTACTACACCTACGCCACCAGCGAGGCGATGGCCGATGCAGAGCTTGCCCTTGTGCGGCAGGCGGTCTACGGCAAGGAGCTTACCATGCCCCTCGCGGTGGACGTAGAGGAAAACAAGCTCAAGCCCATGAGCACCCTCGACCTCACCAACCTCACCGCCTATGCGCTGGAGCAGGTGGAGAAAATGGGCTTTTACGCCCAGCTGTACACCTACACGGGTTACAGCTATGAGTTGGACATGCAGCGCTTGGCAGGCCGCTGGGACGTCTGGCTTGCCGACTACACGGGCAAGACGCCCAAAGTGGATTACATCTACCACGCCCACCAGCACACTAGCAAGGGCTCTGTGCCGGGCATTACGGGAAATGTAGACCTCAACGCCACCACCCGCAACTACCCGAAAATCATCCGCAAGAAGGGTCTGACCCGTCTCCGGGAGGGCGCATGAGCGAAGCAATCATTGTGGCGATCATCACCGGCGGTCTGAGCCTGATCGGCGTGATCGTCTCTAACAACCACACCGCCCAGAGCATGGACGCCAAGCTGGACAAGCAGCAGGCTGTGACCGAAACCAAGCTGGAAGAACTGACCCGCGAAGTCCGGGAGCACAACAACTTTGCCAAGCGCGTGCCAGTGCTGGAAGAACAAATCAAGGTGGCAAACCACCGCATCGAAGATCTCGAAAAAGAGAGAGGAGAGTAACACATGGAAACCATTCTTAACACCATTCTCACCCCGTTGCCCGCGTGGCTGGCGCTTGTGCTCATTGTTGTGGGCGCTGTGTCACTTGCACTGGGGCTTATCCGTCTGGGCTACGGCGCAGCGGTCAAGACGCTGGTGCTCAATCTCATTGACCAGGCAGAGCAGGAGATTCAGGGCACCAAGCGCGGCGCGGAGCGCAAAGCTTGGTGCGTCAAGATGCTGCGCACTTATCTCAATAACAGCCGGTGGGGCAAGCTGATCAGCTGGGCTATCACGGAAGAGACCATGAGCAAGGTCATTCAGTTTTTCTTTGACCGCGCAAGGGCAGCACTGCAAAAGCAGTAAGGAGGATATCATGGCAAGCACTACATACGGACGTTTTCGTGACCTCACGAAAACATACCATCTCGGCAACGCCAACGAAATGGTGACGTTTTGTCACCGTTTCGCCGCGCTTGGCAATATGGTGCGCAACGCCGGACAGCTGCCGCAGCCTTTCTGGCTCGGTGCTGCCTGTGGCGGCGGCTCGTGTAGTGCTGCCACTGTGCCTGCAAGGGCTTGACCGACAGCAGATCACCGCCGCCATCAAAAGCGCACCGCTTGGGAGGGTAGACCGTAAGATAGCCTTACTGCGGTACGTTGAGCGACTTCCGCTGCCGGACATTGCAGCACAGACACATTACAGCCGGACGGCGATAGGCTACCGGCTGAAAGGCATTGACAAAATGCTGAATGTGTGATATACTGTTTATACCGTCCGAAGTAGAGTACACACACTTCGGAGAAATGTGTACAGAGAGCCAGCGGAAGAACGTTTACCCGCTGGCTTTTCTTTTTGCACGGATTGTAGTATAATAATCTTAATTGGGTGCGATTTCTCACGAAACGCATTGAAGCGGCAGGCTTTCGGGTCTGCCGCTTTTCTTTTTGCACGAATTGTGGTATAATATTTACAGACAATTCGCCTAATGAATTGCTGGTGTGGTCTGGCCTAAAGATTTCTGTCAGCACAAGCGCACAGCTCAAGAAATTTAGTCTCCCGCCCGCCTACTTGCAGTGCGTATACTATGCGGGAGACGCCTTTAGACTTGAAAGGCTACGGCCTTTGTAGAGAGCGGCATTGCCTGTGGGCGGTTCCGCTCTTGATTTTAGACTTCGCCTTTTTGGCAGCCCCCCGGTGTTCCGTTTGGAGCATCGGGGGCTTTTGTTTTTTCAAGCGTTCATGCGGATTTTTCCGTGTGGGCGCTTTTCTTTTTTTGTCCTTCGTTTGACGTTCGTTGTCTTTCGCTTTTTGCTGATGCGATACACTAGGAGCACAAGGAGGGATGTTTTATGAGCTATTACCAGACACCCGGAACGCCCTATGTTCCGCAGCAGCCTGTCAATCCTTACGGCGGTATGGGCACGGTAGGGCTTGCCACTCCCCTGCCCAACACGCAGATGCAACAGGCACAACCGCAGCGTCCGCAGCCGATGAATGGGCAGCAGCCTGTTCAGCAGTCGGCGCAGGAAGGCGGCTGGTTGCTTGGTAGACCTGTTTCCAGCAGGGAGGAATTTTTGGCGATACCGTCTGACCTGTATGGCAGACCGACCTACTGTCCCGACCTGCGGAGCGGCGTGATCTACTGCAAGCGGCTGAACCCTGACACCTGCGAATCCTATGTGCAGGAGTTTTACAGCCCGGAAGCGTGGCGGCAGATGCAAGCGCAACAGGCACAGCAGACCGCTGCACCGACACAGCAGTATGTGCCCATTGAAGAGTATAACGCCCTCGTCCACAGGCTGGATGAACTGGAAAAGTGGCAGAAGAGCTTTTCTAAGCCCGCTGCCGCTGCGAAGAAAGGAGAATAACAATGTCCTCTCCGTTTGACATGATTACGCACAGCCCCATCATGCAGCTTGCAAATCTGGCTCGTGCCGGGCAGAACCCGATGGGGCTTATCCAGCAGTTGAGCGGGCAGAATGCCCCTATCATGCAGGGCTTGAACCTGATTCAGGGAAAAAACGAAACGCAGCTTAGGACGATGGCGCAGAACCTTGCCAAAGAGCGGGGCATCGACCTGAACCAGCTGGCAAGCGTCCTGAACCTGACGCTGCCCCGATAAAGCATCCCTCTAAGCGAAACGCTTCTCAGTTTTGCGGACTTGATAAAAACCGCTTTTGTTTGGCTTCGCCCATCGCACACGGCGGTGGGATAGCATAACGCAAAACTGAAAGGAGTTTTGTTATGGACGATTTTGCAACTGGCTATCTGGCTGGGCAGGACGGCGGCAATAACAACGGCGGATTCTTCGGCAACGAAGGTCTGTGGGCGGTTATTATCCTCGCCATCATCTTCGGCTGGGGTACAAACGGCTACGGCCGGAACGGTGGTGACAACGGCATGAACAGCTACATCCCCTATCTGGTGGGCACCGGTGCAACCGGTCAGGGCGGCGCAGATACTCGTGCGGCTTTGTCGGAGGGATTCTACCAGCAGGACACTTCCCGTTCCCTGGCTGGCATCCAGAGCGGTATCTGCTCTCTGGGCTATGACCAGCTCGCACAGATGAACACTCTCAACGCTGCCGTTGCGGGCGGCTTTGCTGGTACTAATCAGGCGATCTGTCAGCTCGGCTACCAGAACGCGCAGCTGGTGAACGGTCTGGAACGCAGCGTGTCCAACGGCGACAACGCCATCAGCCTTGCCATCATGCAGGAGGGCAACGCACGTCAGGCGGGTCAGACCGCACTTGCCACGCAGCTGGCATCTTGCTGCTGCGAGAACAAGCAGCTGATCGGCGACCTGAAGTACACCATCGCAACGGAGGACTGCGCTACCCGTCAGGCTATCGCAGACAACGCTCGTGCCATCGTGGACAACTGCAACGCCAACTTCCGCAGCATGATGGACTACTTCACACAGGATAAGATTGCCACTCTGACCGCTGAGAACCAGAGCTTGAAGTTCGCGGCTTCTCAGGATCGTCAGAATGCGCTTCTGACCACCGTGATGTCTCAGCAGACTGATACCATCCTGAACCGGGTCAATCCTCGTCCGATTCCCGCTTATCAGGTGGCAAACCCCAACGTGGGCGTGAACTGCTGCGGCTGCTGCTAACCTACACACTCCCCGATAACGCCGGGTGAACCATCGGGGCAGGGGTAAGACACCTCTGCCCCTGATTTTTTAGGAGGAAACTACTATGGCTTGCAAAACAAGCTGCAAACTCTGCCCGCACTTGGTCATCAGTCAGGCAGTCACGTTCGCCAATGACACGCTGACCATCAACATTCCTGCTGGCGCATACCAGAACGGAGAGAAGTATTGCATCGTGGTTGCCCAGAGCATCCCGGACACGACCACCATCAACGCCCCTGTGGTCATTACCATAGGTGCAGGCACGACCGCATACCCTCTGACCGACTGCAACTGCGCTCAGGCGACCGCCGAGAGCATCCACACCCGCACCCGCTACGCTACCCGTGTGGCAACGTCTGCAACCGGCACCGGCACGTTTAAGTATCTTGGCTGCTTCTGCCGCTCCCACGCCGGTGCGCCTGCGTCCATTTCCTAAGGAGGTATAGATTATGGGCAAGAACACTTTTCGCCGCATGATGATGCTCCGCGACCACGACAAAGACCGTGAGCCGGAACGTGACCGCCTCGAGGAAGAGCGTGACCGCAGGGAGCGTGAGCTGGAACGTCGTCTGCGCAAGCTGGAAGACGGCAATGACCGCTATTCTTACTATCCGCAGGAGGAGAACCGCTACATCGACCCCTACCCTATCCCCCGCTACCCTGACGTAGAGTATGGGCGCAAGATGCCGCAAATCGGCTTCTCGCAGCACGGAGACTGGGACAAGCAGTCTGGACAGTATGAGCATGGCGGTGCGGACAGCCGCTCTATCAAGATGCCACGCAAGCACCTCACCCACGATGAAGCGGAGGAATGGTGCGACAGCATGGTGAATGCTGACGGCACGAAGGGATGTCACTGGACGCTGGAGCAGACACAGGACGTTGCCAAACAGCGCAATATCACCTGTGACCCGAACGATTTCTGGGCTGTGATGAACATGATGTACTCGGATTATTGTCAGGTTGCAAAGCGCCAGTCCGTTGACACTCCGGGCTTCTACGCTGACATGGCAAAGGCGTTCCTTGAGGACGCAGATGCCGCAGACGGCAAGGCATATCTCTACTGGGATTGCATTGCTGATAAGTAAAAACAGAACCCCTGTGTAGCTTTTAACGGCTACACAGGGGTTTGTTGCTATCTCCAAATCATAAAGCACTTATTGTCTACGCAATCTTGAAGGATTTCTTTGAAGTCTTTGAACTTTGCGGGATTTTCTCTACCTGCATATCCGTAAATAATGCTATCGTCATAATCGCCTATGACTTTTAAGATTTCCTTGCAAGCGCCATATCGGATTTTTCCATCGCAATCAGACTGGTAAAGAAAGTCTGCGATTTTAATTGGAAGCGACTTTCTTTCAATCATCCGCTCCGTCTCGTCATCGTATGATTTAAGAGCGCTTTCTTTTTCGGGAGATGGCATATCGAAAATGTCATCAAGTTTTTTATAGTGTTCTCCGACTTCCGAACCAACAAGTTCTGCAACTTTCGCTCTCAACTTGAAAAAGCCGAAATAGCCCACATCCATTTCACGCCTAGTCTTTTTGCATTTGATGGTTACGCCCATGTAATTCCTCCTTTATCTCCGATTTTCTGCATAGTGCTTTTAAGATTTGGCACATCTTCTTCCGGCATTTTACGTTTGATACCAATAATCGCTTGCGTGATTCCCGCTTTATTTAACTGGTTTACAGACTTACGAAATACAAAATCAATGTTCATATTTGTCTTGATTGTTCCGTCATCTTCAAGTAGCAGTTTGAAATCCACACGTTTTGATTACTACCGTTGATTTTGAAACGCTTTGCTTTGTAGCAACCGTAGTCCTCTCTTACAATCAGCTCAACAGGAATGCCCTTGTAATATTGAGTGTCAGTATTGTACTTTTCAGCCAGTTTTGCTTTACGTTTTGCTACCTCTGCGTTTATTTTGGCTTGTTCCTCTTTGCTCCTGCACCTGTGTGGCTTGTATGTGCGCATTTTTCTCCCCTCGCATAAATTATTTTTCTTTGGTATAGTACAATTCCATATCTGCCTTGTACATATCAAGTTGTCTTTTGCTATCCACAAGCGTGTTAAAACTAAATCCCGCTGCAAAAGATACTGCAATGGACAAAATCACGTGCGTTGCAACCCATTTTCCAGCAAAGATAAACGGAATCTGAACTGCTACAGCAAAGGCATCGAACAAAAGAACGTAAATGCCACGCTTAACCATTTTCTGTAAACGGCTAATGCTTCCTTCGTAAAATTCCTTCGATCTCATCATTTGCCAATCCTCTACTTCCCGTTCCTCTTTGCATTCACTATTGTATGCACAATAGCCAATACACTGCGGGCATCCGTATTTTTCTACATAGTCCTCTCCGTTCAGCTTGTTTGCGCAAACCATGTGAACATTTTTCCAACCGACACGGTCATCGTCTGTTGATTCGCTGTCGATAATAATATCTTCGGGGTCTAATACTTTTCTTCCGATTGCAAGATTCCAGTTATTTGCAACATACCGTTTCATTTGCCATTCGTTCAGAAAAGTTTTTGCTTCTTTCATGGCATCTTCCAAAGAACCACGATGAGGTCTGTAAGTAATCATACGTCAATCCTCCAAGAAATCTTCTTGATTCAGAACTTGATTTACAATTCGCTCTGTACATTCTTTAATAACGGTAGATGCGGGGACATGATCTTCATAAGCTATGTTTTCATATTGTGCTCCTGCATATTCAAAGAACCTTTTAGAAAGCATTTCTGCATCCTCACGGCACAACGGCTTTAATTCGTATTGCAACGGAAATCTTCTTGTAAGCGCAGGGTCAATCCTATCAAATCGGTTTGTCGTTCCGATAATGATGACATTGTTCGGCAATCTATCCATTTCCTGCATAATCGCAATAACCACACGGTTCATTTCCCCAACGTCATCTTTTTGCCCACGAGCCATTCCGACCGCATCTATTTCATCAAAACAAAGAACGCAAGGAACGGTTCTCACATAATCAAAAATTCTTGCAAGGTTAGATTGTGTTTGTCCTAAGTGCGAATCAACTAGATTTGAAAATTGAATCCTCAAAAACGGAAGTTTTGCTTTATGCGCGATATACCTAGCCAGCATGGTTTTTCCGCATCCGCTTTGCCCATAAAGCATCAATGCAGGCAAATAAGGGATGCCCATTTCATTCAATTTTTCAGAGGCTCGATAAATGGCAACAATTTTCTGCGTTATATTTTTTTCTTCGTTCCTAAGAAGGAATCTTGCTTCTGGAAATTCTTCTGTATCCTCTGCAATCAAAAGATGCTGTAAGTTATATGGCAATTCAATAAATTCTCTTTTGCTTTCTAGCTTGCGAAACATATTTTCTTTGAACTGCTTATCTTTTTGGGATGATATGGAATTCAAAATGATTTTAACAGCTTTTTGCGCGTTTCGCATATCACCATCGCAAACAAATCGAATAAGGTGTCGTTCACTATCATTCATCTAAGAAATCCTCCAGTTCAATCTTCCCCTCTGCCGCCGCAGCCGCTAGAGCGTACACGAACTGTCCAATCGTCATTCCGTGCCGTCTGGCTTCACGATTGATGTACTTGCGTTCTTCCTCGCTCATAAGGATGGTAATGCGCTTAGAACGCTTGCCGTCACCGCTTGCAATACCCTGATGCGATTCCGGCATCGGGATTTTTTTCTTTGTCAAACCAGCTTCAGCCAGTGCGCCTAGAACATTGCCCTGTTCAATCAAACACTGCACTTCTTTCGCCTGTTTCAGCTTCTTTGGCTTACTTTCGCCTACTACGGCATTGCTCGGCTGTGTTTCGCTGTCTTTGGCTTGCTTCGGCTTAATATCGCTTAATTCTGCTTCACTCGGCTGTGCATGGCCGTCTGTGGCTTCACTAGGCTTAATCGGTGCTTGTTCGGCATTATTCGGCTTTGTTTGGCTTACTTCTTCTTCCTTTGGCTCACTTCGGCTTAATGTCTGTTCTGAAAAAATAGGCTGGAAATCAAACCCGCCAAGCAAGCCAGATGATTTTTTGCTGGTTGATTTCATTCTTCTACAGCCTCCATTCGTGCTCCGCAATTAGGGCAGAAATTGATTGCCCACATAAAATTTTTCCTAAACTTCGCCATGCAGTTTGAACAACCAATACCGGCCACTTTTACCTGAACGCCGCCGTTGTCTAAGTCCACATAGCTGTAATTTACTTGTTCCCAATGTGCAATTGGACGTACAACATTTTCAGTTTTCTTTTTAGCCAATTTTATTTTCCCTCCACAATCATCTCCGCCAACGCCTTGAAGTCCTCTGCGCTGGTACTCTTTGCCGTATCACCGCTAAACAGGCTGTGCCGCTCTGCCTGCGCCTTACGGACGCCCATAGACGGTCTAATCTTCACGTCAAGCAGCTTTGTTCCCATGCTTTGTGCAATCACAGGGAGCTGCTCTACGACCTCTTTAGACAGGTTCTCCCGGCTCTTGTACTGGTTCAGAAGCAGACCTTCAATCTTCAAAGTCTGGTTGAAGTATCTGCGAACATCTCCGATGGTCTGCGAAAGTTGGCTCAAACCAGCCAGTGCATATCGGTCTGCTGTGATAGGTACGATAATGCTGTTGGCGGCGATCAGAGCGTTTACAAGCGCAAGACCAAGCTGCGGGGGAGTGTCCAGCACAATGTAATCATACTGCTCAGATACGCTTTCAAGGGCTTCTCGCAGCCGAAAGTTCTTGCCAATGTCCCGGACAAGTTGCTCGTCAATGTCCTTCAATGCGCTGTCTGACGGAAGAATGTCACCGGCTTCACAGTGCTGGATTCCTTCCTCTGCTGTTCCTTGCCGGGTCATCACATCGAACAGGGTGCATACGTCCTCTGTCTGTGCGCCATAGGTGTCCGTTGCGTTACACTGGGCATCGCAGTCCACCAGCAAGACTTTCTTGCCAAGCAACTGCAACGCACCAGCCAGACAGGTGCTTGTGGTGGTCTTTCCTGTGCCGCCCTTCTGGTTGGCAACCGCTATGATTTTTGCCATTTTATCACTCTTTCTTTATTGCACATCCCATTCTTCAAAATAGGGTTTCGTGCTTGCTTGATATGCGTCTTTCATCATTTCAGAAATATATGCTTTTGCTTTTTCTTCGGAAGAAAATATACCCTCTATAGATAAATCGCCCATACATCCCGCAAGAACCACATAAACCTTGTTCATCGTTTTCTCCTTTCTGCATCATCTGCTCAATGTGCTGTATCTGGCTACTCTTGCAAGACTTCAATGGAATAGAACGCTGGCATATACTTGTCTACGACACCCGCTTTGTCTACGCTTCTAATGAGATAGCCAACAGGTCTGTCCGGGAACGGAGACCTGTCCAAAGATAATATGTCCTTATACGCGGCCTTTACCGTGTCGTAAACCGCTTCTCTGCGTCTCGGCAACTTGATTTCAGGATGTTCTTTCTTCATCCACTTCTCAACCACTTTTGCCACGTCAATGCAGTCTTGCTTTTCCAGTTCGTCACACACAGACCAGTCAAAATCCTCGTATCCGCTTCTGCGGGGCTTTCTGGCGGTTTTTTGAGGTTCGGTTGATACTTCGCTTGCCTGAGCTTCAATCAGCGTCTCAGACGCTTTAATTTTGGGCTTGAACTTGACTGCCACAGCCTTTCGTGCCACAAGAACCGGTTCGTAGGTCACCACAATGTCAGACACAGCATTGATCTCATCTACTGCAACGTCAAGCACTCTTTTTCGAAGGTTCTTGTAAACATCGTAGCTCGCTTCCATCGCACCGAGCTGTTCTCTCAGTTTTTTCAGACTGATTTCATGCGGCTTGTTGTCCATGTTCATCCAGTCCCGAAGAATCGAATAAAGCAGGATGCTATACTGTGATTTCATCCGTGACGTATAACGCAGCCGATACCGGACATATCCGCTTTCGGCAATATCAAAAAAGATGGGGCGAAGGTCAGGGTTGCAAGTGATTGCCACAACATAAGACCTTGTTTCCGGTACATAGTCTAGTTTTGCCCTTGTAAATAGGACAA